GGGATCGTGTTACGACTCGGCGGCCGTCAGATGATGAACGCAGACGACATCCGCCGGATCACCATGTTCGCTCACGTCATCAACAAGCTGGCCACGGCCAAGAAGGAACGGGCCGGCGTGGACCTGACGTCCGAAGAAGTGTCCGTGCTCGTGACCGGGATCAAGCTGCTGATACCCAAGAAGAAGTCCTGATACCATCCACGTGCCGGGGCAATCTCCGGCGGACTGATCCCTGCCCCCGGCCTTCGCACACCGGGGGCAGGACAGTAGACGAGTCAGCCGACGAACTGCGCGGCCGTCCGCTTCTGGTGGTCCACGAGGACGTCGCCTCGCATCAGGTAGTCTCCTGTCGAGCCCCCCGCGTAGTCGTACGCGAAAATGCCGAGCACACGCGCGATGGTCTGCTCAGCGGCGTAGTCGAACGAGTCCTGATAGAACGCGCGCAGGTGGCTCATGTCCGGGTCGTTGGCCTCGTCCCACGGCCAGCCGTACTCGGTGAACCAGCCCTCGCCGACACCCGAGTCACGGAAGGCGTACAGCGCCACCTCCTGGAACTTGTCGGCCGGCGGGTATCCCTTCGGCCATGCGGTGTGGTCCACCTCCAGGTCGAACCCGAGCGCCTTGACGCGACCGGCCACGGTGGACTTCCGGTAGAAGTTGTCCCACGACCGAGCCGGCTTGTGCCGGGACACGAACCCGGTGAAGATGTCGATCTGCTGGAGGTTCGCCGCGTTGGAGTGCGCGACGATCAGCGCCTCGGTCTGCGCGTCCTCCTCGATCCACGCGGCTGGCGTCGGTCCGCCCTTGGTCGGGTCGCGGTCCATCTCGTGCAGCGTGGTCAGCTTGCGCGGACGGCCGTACGCCCAGGCGTTGAACTTGGCCGCGTTGGTCGGCCGCTCCTTCCACGAGCAGATGGGCATCGCCTCGGCCGGCACACCGGTCAGGCTCGGCGGACCGGTCTGCGAGTACACCCGCGTTCCGCCCAGCTTCGGGTAGACCTTCGTGTCGATCGGGTACCGGTCGGACCCCACGATCAGGCGAGGTGTGGTGAGCTCCTCGATTCCGAGCGGTCCGGCCACGGTCAACGACTGACCGTCCCCTGTGGTGACCTTGAACCGCGTTCCCTTGACGTCAACGTGCATACGTTCCTCCTCCGTCGGTTGACGTCCACCGTAACGGAGAAGCCCCCAGCCATAACGGCCAGGGGCATCCGTGCGAGGTGTGGTCACTCGCCCTTGAGCTTGCGAATCCCTTCGTTCATCGAACCCAGCTCCTCGGCCCCGTCCTCGTCAGATGCCCACACCACCGACGTGATCCCGCTGCCCTCGCGCATCCACCGGACGGTCATCTCACCCCGGTACGTCGACACGCGGACCGAACGGCGTCCGTCGGTGTTCCACACCGGGCCGACGTCTACGCGCCATTCCTTGCGCCACGCCAGCTTGACCAGCTCGGCCACGTACGCCGGCATGCCCAGGAGGCTCGACCCGTCGGGGATCACGGTCAGCGGCACGCGCCACAGCTGCTCGGTATCGCCCTTGACCTTCTTGACGGGCTTCTCCGGCTCGGCCGCGTGCTTCACCATCCGCTTGCCCAGCGATTCCTTGACCGGGGATTTCTTGGTGACGACCGGAGTGCTCGCACCCCCCGCCTTACGGCAGGCCGCGCGTCCGGCCGGCGTGGCGGGGTGGTCGTGTCCCGCGTGACTCATAGCCATGACTTGATCTCCGTCCAGATGACAACGAACATGTCGGTTACGTCGTGCCCCACGAGCCCGTAGGCGGTGGCCAAGGCGATGCCGGTCACGATGACCACACCACCGATGCGGGCTACCGGGTTGGCCTCGGCCCACATGTCGCGCAACTTCATTGGTTCCTCCGATTGCCCAGGGTGACGATCCACGACCACAGCTGGCCGATGTGCACCTTCTTCGTGTTGCCCGAGTACGAGTGATACACCACGGCCGAGCGACGGAGTCGCCCGGTGTCCGCGTTGACCGACCAGAACACCCACAGGCGCGTAGGAGACGGATCGTTGGGGTTGACCAGGTCCAGGATCCCGTGGGCACGCGTCCACCGGTCGGGGTCCTTCAGTTCGGACACCACGGTCATGCCATGGAACTCCGCCAGCTTGATGATCGCCTGGACCTTGGCCGGCAGGCTCGCACCGCGACGACACGCGGCACGCGCCGCAGGTGTCGCCGGGTGCCCGTGACCCGCGTGCGTGGCCACCGTCATACCTCCATCGTCCGCGTGCCGTCAGCGGCGATGCGGTGAACCTCGGGCTTGCCCCCGGTCGTGTGGACAACCTTGATCGTGCGAATCGCGTGCACGGTGTGCGTCTCCGCGTCCCAGTCGTGCAGGACACCATAGCGCAGGTTGTTCAACACCCACACCACGGCCGATGTGGTGTCCACGTGGAACGACTCGCCCTCGGGCGTCGCGTCCATGTCGATCAGCTGGCCAGCCGCATTGAAGGCCTGGATCAGGTATCCGGAGTAGTGGGTGTGGTTCGTCACGAACGGCCGCACCGACAGCTTCAGCTTGCGGCAGAGGTCGCGGCCCGCAGGCGTTGCGTCATGTCCGTGTCCGGTGTGGTCGATGCGTGTCATGTCAACAACCTAACCTACGAAGAAGCCCCCACGCAAGGTGAGGGCTTCATCCTTTCGGTCAAACCTAAATCTCGTCGTACGTCTTGACCATGACGTCACGTGTGATCGTGATAAGGACGAATGTCTGTGCCTCGTCCTCCAGGTCGTAGGCGACCAGGGATACCCGACCCGGCGCGGTACCCTCCGGCAACGGGCGGCCGACGACACGGTAGGTGTGGCCGTGGTGGCGCTCGATGATCTCGCCCACGCGGATGAACTGCGCCGCAACGGACGAGAGGTGAATGAGGGTCGTCATGGTGTCCTCCGGGAGTTGAAGGGGTGAACACCCAGAACATAACCTACGACGAAGGCCCGGCGCAAGGCCGAGCCCTCATCCTTTCGGTCAACCTTACCGCAGGGTGTCCTTCGTCGGCCCGACCGTCGCGGCGGGGCACGTGGGCAGGTGCACACCGGTCTCACCGTCGGCGCCATCGCAGGTGCACTCGACGGTAGCCGTACCGACGAAGACCTCCGCGTCGGGCGCCATCCAGTTCGGGTGGTCGGCCGCCAGGCCGAGCTTCGCCGGGTCGACCGCGTAGTAGCCCTCGCACGCCACGACCACGGCCATGATGTTCTCCGGCGCGTCGGGGACGTCGCCAACCTCCACGATCAGGTGCTCGGTGTCGTACGTCTGCGGAATGTGGCCGCACTCGGGGCAGACCTCCATCCATTCCACGGTGGACGTGGCGTCCTTGGCCTCGCGCATGCACGCGGTCAGGTACGCCACCAGCTTGGCGTTCACCATCATGGGATTCTCCTCGGGTTCGCGTGGCCGTCATCGACCACACACCCAACCTACCGCGTGCTCGGTCCGGAGACCTCATCCGTTCGGTTGTTAGGGCGTCACCTCAGCGGACACACGCCTACTGAAACGGCCCGACACCGGAGTGCCGAGCCGTTGCGATCAGTCCGTGACGAAGATGTCGCGGAAGGCGAGCACGTACAGCCACAGCTCGTGACGCACCAGGCGCCAGGTGGATGCGCGCAACACGTTCATGACCCGATTCCCTTCCGGTCGTTGTCGCTCGACCGTACCGCGTTCCCGCCCAGGTCGGCGCGTAGCCCGTCACGGTCGCCCGTGCGGAACGCGTTGGGGTCGTTGTAGGCCGCGTCGGTGCACCGGAAGGTGCGGTTCGACAGGCTCGGGTAGAGCTCGGGCAGCTCGGCCGAGACCAGCGCCGTGCGGTCCACGAGGACGAGCGCGGTTCCGGGCGTGTCGGTGCCGGACGTGGCAGCCCGTTTCGCGGCCGTCAGACGGGCGTAGACGCGACGGACGTACCCGTGGGCGTACGACACGCGGGACGTGCGTCCAGCGACCTCACCGGCCCGCTCAGCGGCCGCGAGCGCCGTCTGCAACTGGATCATGATGGAGGCGAACATGATCTGGACCATCTCCACGTCCGACTCGTGCCCAATCACGTCGAGCCACGCGCGACCGGCACCAATCACGGTGCGGCACTGGTTGACCTCCGCCAGGCCGGACAGCAGCTCGCGCTTGGCCTTGATGAACAGCGTGGCCTTGTCGGTGGTGGCGAGCAGGCGAACCTTGACGATGCCTTCGCGCAGCTTGGGGTCGGCCACACCCAACTGGTGAGACTCGATGGAGTGGGCCGTCATCATCGCCTGCGCCTTGTCCAGGAACGCGTCGCGTTCGGCCGGCGTGCAGGCCGGGTCCTCCGCCTTGGCGAGCATCGCGCGGAGGGTGGAGAGAATGTTACGTGCCATGGTGTTGCCTCCTCGGTTGGGGACCGTCCGATCGGCCCCGGTGGTGTGGTTCAGCCGACGCCGTTCGCACGGCGCCATTCATACCCGGCGGTGTCGCAGAACGTGTCGCCGTCTTCGGTCTCCCACAGGTAACCCATGTCGACCAGTCGCCGGATCGCCTTGAATTCCGCCTGCGAGCCATACCCGTGAAGGATACCGTTCAACGTCGAAACGCAGTTCGTCATCAGGTGGATCATGACATCGGTCATCACCCATCCGTAGGTTTCCATGTCGTTCCAGGCCTCGACCAGCGTCAACCGTCCCGCATCGACGCCACGACGGCACATCGCACGGCCAGCGGAAGTCGCCGGGTGGGTGTGTCCGGTGTGGTCAATGCGGTTCGTCATGTCAACAACCTAACCTACGAAGGAAGCCCCAGGCAAGCCCGGGGCCTCATCCTTTCGGTTCACGTTTTCAGGCGGTCACCAGTGCGGTGATGTTGCTCGCGTACGTGGAGGGCCACATGCCGAACAGGTTCTCCGACTGGTTGCCGTCGTTCCATCCAATGACGATCTCTTCGCCCAGCTCGTCGTGCTCGATGACGTCGACGGTCATCACGGTCACGCGGACGGCGTTCGGGTTGCCCGACAGGCGAACCATGACGACCGAGCCGACGCGAACGGTGATGGAACGGGTCGAGCCGACCGGGGTGATTTCGAAGGTTTCCATGTCGTCAATCTAACCTACGCGAAGGTCCCGCCGCAAGGACGGGACCTCCACCTTTCGGTCAAACCTTTCAGTCGGCGTGCGCCTGGCACATCAGACCGGCCGGCGTCGGCACCAGCCACGCGATGGGGTGCAGGTTGTGGCACCGCGAGCACACCGCCTGGACGATGTCACGCGTGTCCGACCACACCACCGACACCCGGCGCTCGGTCTCGGCCCGGTACACGCCACAGGCGAGCACCAGATCGGCCGTGGTCTGGTCGTGCGAGTCGGCCATGCCGCGAACGACGGTGTTCATGCGCGGGATCTGGATCGGGTCCAGGTCCAGGACCGGCTCGTGGGTGACGGCGTCGACTACCATCGCCTCGGTGATCTCGGTAACCTTGTCGGTCATGGTGTGCCTCCTCGGGCGAATGCGGGAAGGTCCCGCACACACCACGTTACGCGCCTTCGGCCTCCGTGTCAGCCGTTTGGCACAACGGCCTGTGCGCCTCCGTGCGCCTCTCGGCCGACGTGACCTACCCTAGGTACACCCTGGCCTTCCCGGACCCGTCTACGACGAAGGCCCCCCGGAGGGGGCCGTGTCGTCGCGAGGTGTTACGCCTTCGGGCCACCGGCCTTGCGGCACGCCGCGCGGGCCTTCGGGGTCACCGGGTGCTTGCACGATGCGTGCGAGGTGTACGACTTCGCCACGGTGTTCGTGTGGCCGGTCTTGGCCTCGGCCTTCGCCTTGTTCAGTTCGGGGTGGCAGATCCAGCAGTTCTCCATGTAGATCTTCTCGTCCGCGTTGACGTACGTCCCGGCGTTGATCTCGTCGTGTCCGCCGTCCGAGTGGGTGTTCTCCCAGCCCGCCTCGGTGTAGCACGGGTCGCACATGTCGTTCATGTCCGGGCCGTTCGCGGAGGTCGCGTTCCGCCGACCGCAGATGATGCACATTTTCTTCGCCATTTTCGTTCCCCTGTCCGTGTGGTTCGTTCCGATGTCAATAACCTATCGCATCCCTTCGCCTCGGCGCAAGGTTTTGGCCTCAACCTTTCGGTTGGTCCTGAGAAGCCCGCCACGGAGACCGTGCCGAGGGGCCTACCCTAGGTACGTCTCGGCCTTCGCCGGAGGCGTACGAGGCAAACGAAAAGGCCCCGCCCGAAGGCGAGGCCAGTTCGCGAGCAGGTGTTACATGAGGTCCGACCGGTGACGGATCGCCGTCATGATCTCCCGGTGGGTTTCCTCCGGGTGGTCCTCCAGCCAGACGTCCATCACGTCGATGTCCGCCCGGTCCATCAGCGGGGCCATCGCGCCGACCAGGACGAGTGCCAGAACCTCGTCACGGGCGACGATCGCCAGCCGAATGGCGTCCACGGCCGCGCACATCGCGCAGGTGTCCGGGACAGACCACGTCGCGTGTCGCGCGGCGCGGTGGTCGTTGATCGTGTTCATCGATCCTCCTCGGTTCGTGTGGGCCGTTCGACCCACAAACCAAGTCTACGCTGGGAAAAGGCCCCGCGCAATAGGCGGGGCCTCATCCTTTCGGTCAGGCCTGCTCGGCCTTCTCGGCGAGCTTCGTCTGGATGGTCACCAGGTCGGCCGCGTCGAACGCGTACGTGCGGCCCTGGCCGACGCCCATGCCCCACGCCCGGAGCTGGACCCGGAGTTCCTTGGCCGTCATGGCGAACCGCGCGGCCACCTCGGCAGTAGTGAACGTGGCCGATGTGTCGATGTCGGTCAGGTCGACCTCGCCCGACTCCTTCATGTCCGCGATGTAGTCGGCCTCGGTGTCCGGGTGAATCCAGTTGTCGTCCGCGTCGATCTCGGCCTCGCCGTCCGCGATGTCGTCGGCGGTCAGCTCGTCGTCCATCAGGGAGGTGAAGCCCGGCAGGGCGTCCTCGCACACCAGGCCGACGATCCGGGCCAGGGCGAACGAACGAACCTTGTCCTCCACGCGGATGTTGACGCCCTTCGAGTTCATCGAGACGGCGGTGCCGGTCACGATCGTGTCGTTGTTGAACTCGATCTCGATCTCGTTGCCCTTGTTGGTCGTCATCCAGGTCGCGGCAGCGGTGGTGTCGATCATGGTGTTCTCCTCGGGTTGCGTGTCCGGGCGGTTCCGATACCGCCCCGGTGAAGACTACGTTACGGCAACCGGAGGTGCGGCGCAAGGCGAAACCCTCATCCGTTCGTCTTCGTCTTCGACGACGAAAGGTTGAGGTCCAGCGAGGAGTTTGCGGCGTCTTGCCTACGGGCTCTACCCTAGGGTAAGCCGGAGACCTCCGGGCGCCACCCGGACCCCGTCAGGAGAAGCCCCAGGTGGCCACGGGGGAGAACACGGGGGACCACACCACCGTGCCCGCCGAGCCGCGCGGTATCTCGAAGACCACGATGCCGGGCATGGCCACCCCGTACATCAGGCCGTCGTCGTGCGGCCACCGGCCGGACCCAGCCGTCTCGGTGCAGTCTGCGAACGACTGCGGGACGTCGACCCCGGCCTGGTCCAACGACCACTCAAACGGGTCGGTGTTCACCCGCCCGGACGTGACCTGGACGTAGAGGTACACGATCAAGAACTCATACCCAGCTCGGACCGGAGGATCACCGGGGCCGCAGCTCGACTTGCGCCGCACCCCGCCCACCATCATCCGCATGGCCCCGTGCGCCGCCTGGAACGCCACAGAGCCGCCCAGGGGCACCACCGTGGGAATCGGCACGGGTTCGCCCATCGTGACGCCTACGGCGTGCTGACGGGGCTTGGCGTGCTGCTCGGCGTCGAGCATGCGGTACGCCAGGAACGTGGCGGCCAGCCCGATCAGCACAACCCAGGTCACCAGGATGCGACGGTTCCTCCGCTTGATCCGGTCCATATCGATTATCATCGTTCTCAGCCTCTCGGGTCAGTCGTGCGTCACTTCTTGCGGTCCCCGCGCTGCATGACGTGCATGCCCTTCGACATGAGCAGCATCATCAGTCGGGCCTCCCGGTCCTCGGCATCGCGGCGCACCCGTGCCCGGACCCTGGCGTCACGGATGTCCTCCATGAAGATCGGTCCCTCTTCGGCCCACACCTCCTCGTCCTTCTTCCGCTGCGCTTCTCGCGTGGCCTCCTCGGACGTCGGCACGATCGTGCGGATGCGGCGGACCGGTGCGGGTGTGGCCGGCGTCGCCTTACCGGCCCCGGACCACTCGGAGAACTTGCGCTTCAACGTCGGTACGTCCCGCTCGGTGAAGTCGTACCGGGCGCCCGACCCCACGGCCACGAAGGTGGACGACGGCGAGCGGAGGAACTGGCGCAACGTGCGCGGGTCGGTGCCGATCAGAGCGGCCACCTGCTTTGTGTCCATCACTAGAACTCCTCGGGTTGTGTCCGCCTCCGACGGCGGGGGCATTGCTCGGTCAGTTGTTGCGCAGCGCATCGGTCCCCGGTTCGCGGAAAGCCGATGGTAGATCATCGTACAGGCCGGGGAACGTGGCGACGAACGCGGCCACCCATTCCCAGAACTTCTCCAGCTCGTCGTGCGCCGAGTCATCGTCGGCGTACGTCATGCGTTCAAGTGCCGGGCCAAGGAGCTGACCCGGCACCCGTACGTCTTCACCCATCAGAACATCCCTTTGCCCGCGCAATCCGGGCCGATGCCCGCAGTACGCGAATCCGCGTCGGTCAAGGTGCGGCCACAACGGCAGCACCGACCGATCGTACGCCCGAAGAGGATAGCGGCCGTCTCCGGACCCCGCTCACGGATGATCTTCAGGATCTCGATGGCACGGCTCCACGGGCGCACCGGGTACAGGGTGTCGGACGCCATCTCCTGGATGTTCACGTACTGGCCCGACTTCGACCGGGACACACGGTAGTAGTGGATCTTCCCCTCCACCTTCGCGTCCCGGACAGCGTAGTAACCGTTGGGCACGTCCGTGAAGGCGTCCCAGACGGCCTTGGGGGCCGGCTCGGGCACGACGACCACACCCCCGGGGGCCGTGGCCATCGTCGGCGCGTTGGCGGGGGCCGCGAGGTACGAGCGCAGGCGGTCGATGCCGGCCGAGCACTGGCGCTTGGTCAGCGTGGCTTTGACCGACTCGAACCACACCCGCGCGGCGGACTCCCGGTCGGGGTTGTGCGTGCGCAGCTCGTTCAGGAGCCGGTAGAACAGGCCCATCTGACCGGGGCGCATGGGCTCGGTGTCGTCGGTGCCCGACCCGTAGAACCGCTCGGGCTTGGGCTCGACCTTGATGCCGGACGCGGCGACGGCCGCGCGGTTCGCGGCGATGATGGCCGCACCGTTGCGCGACTGGTTGGTGAGGCGGGTGGACAGCTCGTCCTGCTCGGCCGCCTTCAACTGCTCGGCCTCGGTGTCCGGGTGAATCCAGTTGTCGTCCGCGTCCATCAGCTCGGACGCGCGGAGCTCTTCGGCGGTGGCCCCCTGCTCGGCCATGTGCGCCAGGTTGGTGCGGGTCATACTCGCGAGAATCGCGCTCATGTCGTTTCCCCTTCCCGGGAATCGGTTGAGGGAAGTGTACGTCGTGAGATAACACGTGTCAACACATGAAGCACCCCCCGGCGTGTCGCAGGTTGCCGGGGGGTGCTTCTGGCCGGGTGTCCGGCCTAACGGGTCAGAACCCGTTCGTCTCCGCCGTGCCGTCCGAGCCGTCGGTGGTCGGCGTCTCGTCCGGGGTACCGGGCTCGTCGCCCGTGGCCGGCGTGGTGCCCGCCTTCGCGGCGTCGATCGCCGCGCGGTCGGCCGCGTCCAGCGACGCGATCCGGGCCAGCGCGTCGTTCGCGAGGGCCTCCTGGTCGGGGGTCAGCGTGCCGCCGGCCTCCTGGATCGCCGCCATCTCCGCGAGCAGCTCGCGGTCCGTGTCCTCCAGGTGGTGGAGGGACACCCCGGCGCGGTCGAGCACATCCTGGATCTTCATGAAGCTGAGTTCCTCTCGTCGTTCCATCCGGTCGAGCTGGCGGCTGATCTTCAGGAGCAGCAGCAGCCCGGCCATCCGAATACCGGTCATGCGTGCGATGGTATCTCGCGTGACGGAGCCAGGAATCGAACCCGTCGGGTGTCCACGTCCACACCGCTCCGTCCCCCCGTGCGTCAGTGCATGATGTCTCCGCGTTGCGTGAAGCACGTACTCCCGACCGACGACCAGATCCGATAGTGCTGGCCGGTCGGCATGTTGTGCCACAGGATCACGTAGGCCGCCACGTCTTCATGGACGGTGAGCAGCGACCCCCACGCCATGTGGCCCCCCGAGGAGTTCCGGGTCTCGACCTGCACGACCATCTGCGTCGGGTACGAGCCACCGCACAGGTTCGGCCAGATGGCGTGGTTCACCTGAACATCGAAACACCCCGGGGCCGGCTTCACGAAGTCCTGGGAGAACGTCCAGGTCGTCCCGTTGTGGGTCTCCCAGCCCAGTCCGTCAAACGCCGTGAAGTGGCACGACTGGGTGCCGGGCGGGATCTCGGCCGCCGCGACCGGAGACCCGATGCCGATACCCACCATGAGGGCGAGCACCAGCACGATACGCTTGAACATCGGCATTACCTTCTTCCTCCGCCGGTCGCTCGACCGGAAGACCTCGCGTGTGGATGGAGGGGGTCGAACCCCCAGACGATGACCGCTCCCGCTTACCCCGGCTGATCGTCTACGCCCTACGTTACGTCATCCAACCTTGTGTGCCGGAGCTAACCGCCTCCCGGCTGGTGCGCCCTTAACGGTGACCTCTCGGACGAAGGGGTCGGCGGGGGGAAGACTGACCGACCCCGACACCTCGACCTAGCGCACTTCCCCGACGTACTACTTCTTGCTACGCGTCCGCGTGGACGGCTGCGCCTTGACCGGCGTCTCGGTCGGGGCCTTCGCCTTGGTCTTGGTCTTCGGCGCGGCCAGCTCCTCGGGGAGCGGCGCGTCGGCCACCGGCTTCTTCTTGCCGCCGGTCGCGCGGGCCAGGCCCTCGGCCTTCGCGGCCTTCAGCGCACCGCCCTTGACGCGGGCGATGACCTTCTTGACGGTCGGGTCGTTGAGGCCCTTCGGGAAGTGGTACCGCGTGCGGTCCGTGCCGACCTCGCGAGCCAGCTCGCCGTCGGACACCATCTTGCGCAGCAGCATCCGGACGCCGCGACCGTCGACCGCCTCGCCGGTCGCCTCGGTGACCATCGTCGCGAGCCAGCCCGTGTCGAACTTGACGACGTCCTCCGCGTCCTCGTCGACGGCCTTGGGGGCCGGCTTCGCGGCAGCGTTCTTGGCGGACTTCTTCTGGGTCGGGGCCGGCGTCTCGTCCAGCTCCTCGAAGGCGTCGTCCAGCTCCTCGATCTCGTCGACCGGCGCGGCGGTCTTGGTCTTGGTGGCCTTGGGCATGGTGTGCTCCTCGTGTTCTGTTCGTTGGTGTCGTGAAGCACATTATCCTATCCTCCGGCTACGCCAAAACGACTACACTGGACCACACCACCGACACTGAGGAGTGACCCATGCCGTACCTGGTCATTGTCTATGCGAAGAACCGGAAGGCCGCCGAGACCGTCTACAACGCCAACCATCCGGACGACAGCAACGCCCGCCGAGTCATCGCCGCGTATGCCTTCCCAACACGCGAGGAGGAGACCGAGGTTCACGCGCCGTGCGCAGGATTCGGTCACAAGACGATGGCGTGGACGCGTTCGCTGCTCGGCGGGTACATGACGTGTCAGTGCGGCGGACGACACCCGCAATGGAGGCGCCGCGTATCCGGCGGACTGCTCGACGGCTTGGGATTCAACTTGTTGCGCCGGGACAAGACACCCGCGCTATTCCGTAATCCGGAAGGTGTGGTCACCTCGGAAACCATCGAATGATTGCCGGGACCGTCAACGATCAGCGGGGGGTACGGTAAGCCTACCGTAACACCCCCCCGCTGAAGCATCGCCAGTCGTATTGACCTAGCTCACTGAACGGTCCGCTTCAGCAGGCTGCTGATGCTTTGCTGAACGTCGTGCACGCACGGCCGGAGCGATGAATTGAGACCAGAAGAACACGACCACCCCGGTACCCATCGTAAGGGCAAATACGCAGTACAGGACTGCACGTACCCACAGAATCTCGGGTATCGGAACGCCGAGCGTGTAGCACAACGACACCACCAGGATTGCAGCGCTCGACCCGACCACACCCGCAATGGATCGACCCAGTGCATCAGTCCACCAGCGCACGGTCATGAAGAACCCGACAGTGAACACGATGAACGCGAACGATGCCACCTGGAAGGCAATCGTTCCGACTTCCCTAACCATTTTGCTGTCCCCCAACGCCTAGGTTCCTGATCATCTGGCGGAAGTTGTTGTCAGCGCGCGATGTCCGCCACCCACGCACCAACGTCCGCCCACGGCGCTGTAGTGATTGTGCTCGGAGCAATGCATCTTCGGCTTCCCGCTTTGCTTCCGCCCGGTCGCGATCGTCATCGGTCATGGCGTGCGCGCCCGTTGAAGTTCACGAACGATAGTCAGCATGGTCTGCCCCTGCTCCTGTACTGCCTCGAAGCCGTCCGCGAGGACGGTGGAGGACTCCTGCCACTTGGTGGCCACGGCCCTCCACTCGTCCTCACGTCGGACTGCGTCGTCACAGCGTCCCTTCCACACTTCTTCAACGTTCCGCAGTGTGGCCGCGTGCTGTGCCTTGAGTTCGCTCACCTGGCTCTGCGTCCACAATCGGCTAGTGGCCAGGCCGCCTACGATGAGCATCACTAGCGCACCGATGGAGAGGGTATTGCCGAGCCACCCGGACAGCTCGCCCGTGGCTATGCTCGGGGCCGTCCAGATCAACCAGTCCATCGGTACCTCCGTTACGGGTGCGTGATGACGTCGCCTGCGTAGATGACGTCGAAGTTCCCAGCCGGGTGGCCGGCGTGCGGGTTGGCCGCCTCCAGTTGGCGGAGGGTCACGTTCCACATGTCCGCGATGGACCACATGGTGTCATCCGACTCCACGATGTGCGTGATGGGCCTGGGGGCCGGCTTCGGCGGAGGTGTGGTCGACGTCGTCTGCTCCAGGTGCGAGCCGACCGGGAGGCGCAGGATCACGTTCTCATCCGCGTCACCCGTGAAGGCCCGGTTGCCGTCTTGCCAGATGTGGGCCTTCGACACCCGCGCGACTCGTACGGCCGTCGCCTTCCAGTCGGACCCCGGCATGTAGAAGTCACCGTCGCCCGAGAAGGAATCCGACATGGACCGCCACCCGTACCGAATGACGCCGCGCGACAACATGGCGGCAATGGCCTTGTCGTCGCCGTAGAGGTCCGGGTGGTAGTAACCACCCATCGCGGCACCGTATGCCCGCAAATACGCCTCCACGGCCCCGTAGAGGGCCGGGGACGACTTGGTGTCCCACGACACGTAGATGCTCGACCCCTTGTTGAGTCCGCGCGCCTTCCAGAACGCGAGGTCGGCCGTCCCGTCGGCGGTACCCGCACGCGCGCCCTCCGTGATCCGGTCCTCGGTCCACTCGGAGTTGGCGATGAAGTCGTAGCCCAGGCTGAGCAACTTCTTGAGCTCGCCCTTCTCGCACAGCTTCCACTGCGTGAGCTTCGACGTGTTGCCGGCCCCCGCGCTGTACCGCATCACGAACTTGAACGGGTTGCCCGGCGCACCCGAGGCCGTACCGATCCGATACCCGGAGACATCCACGCCCCGGTCATACACAGCCAGTTTGACAGTCATGTCTGGCTCCTCTCGTTAACCCGATTCTTACACGTAACCGATGGCCTCGGCGTACATCTCACACAGGCCGGTCGGCGTGGCGACGCCCGTACCGTTGAGCCGCGTCCAGAACGAGGCCACAGTGATGAGACCGGCACCGGGGATGAAGCTGGCCGAATGGTTGACGGTGACCACACCATTGCCACCCGCCACGCTCGGCACCCAGGTCGTGGTGTGGCCCAGAAGGGTATCCGAAGACGTCGGTGTGGCACCCCCGATGGTGTACCTCAGGCCCAAGGCAAACCGGTCCGCTACCACTGTGCAACTAGGACCACGGCCAGCCAGGGTCAACCGGTACCGCACGTTGGCAATGGCCGTAAACTGGTAGTTGCCCAGAACGGCGTCCCGGGTCTCGGTCGTGCCTGAAGTCGCCGTGCCGTTAGATCCCGTGGTGACGGCTGCTCCGGGGATACCCAGACCAGCCAGCGAGATCACCCGCGCGTCGAGATCCAGAATCGCATTCCTCACCGGAATGCCGTACTGGTCAACGCTGACCGGCTGCCCGTCTACCGGAATCTGGATCAGCGCATCGTATGTGCCTGTCATTGGTCATTCACTCCAAACGCTGACGCCCCAGAGCCCGGTGTTCCAAAGCGCCACCGGTCCCACCTGAACTAGTGATAGATCTTGCGTGAACTCGGCACCGTTCCTCACGTGGTGCACAGCCAAGACTCGCCACGTCCCAGACGCCTCGGTCCCTTGACTGTCTGCGATCGTCACCAGCTGTCCGGGCGTCCGCGTCGGGTTACCCATCACGTGCACCGTGACCTCACCGCGCGGCTTGGACAGCATCGTGGTCAGCGTGGCCGCGACATCAGCCGCCACGGCCCGGGATTGGATGTAGTCGAGCTGTGACGACAGCGACCGCGCGCCACGCCTAGCCACCGACGTGTCGTCAGACACCGTGGCGTATCCAGGAACCTGGAGCAGCGGCACACCTCGGAGCACTAGAACCGGGAATCCGTCAGGGTTGTCGTTCACCAGGTAGACGGTCTTGGTGGAGGTGTTCTTCCAGCGAATGGTCATCGTCAGCGAGTCGGCCGCGATGATGGCCCCGGTGATGGCCGAAGACGTGATGTAGGTGCCAGTTCCGTTTCGCTCGGTGTTCACCGTGGCCCAGTGGCCCACACCTACCGGTGGTGCACCCGCGTTGACTTGCGTCTCGGACAACATCTGGATCGTGGAGCTCACCTGGTACACGTCACCGATGGGCGTGTCCAGCTCGTACACGAGGTCTGTCGTACCGACGGCGAGCGGAACGCCCTCATCCATAGACAACACCGTGACCGGGAGGAACGGCGACCCCACCGTAGTCGCCAAGAACTGCACGGTCGTCGAGTTACGGATCTTCGTGGGATCCTTCTTGACGTCGAGGTCTTGCGCATTGGTCTGCGTGTCGATGATCTCGGTTGACGTGAGCTGCGCCGCCTCGCCGAAGTAAGACAGCGGCAAGAAGCACACGCGGTCCAGCTCGTCACACCGGTAGGACGACAGTGACGCCTGTGCCAGGTCTACCATCAGGTCCCACGCGGCGCGCGGTCCCGGCTCAGCGATGCAGACCAGGTCATCGTCAACCACACGCACCACGGCGGTAGCAGTGAACGCCGCGTCTAGGTACGTGCTGGAGTACACCGACGGTCCACACTCCCAGATCAGCTCGGCCACCGGTAGGCGCGAGGTGAACTGAGCTCCCATGTGGTTGTTCAACGACTCCCAGTACACCTCGCCGATCGGCGCATCCGCGTCCGTCGTCACGATGCCGGAGGTCGTTTCTTGCACGCCGTTCATGTACGACTTCGCAGTACCGCTCGCCCAGTCGTACGTGAGAGACACGAAGTGCCACGCGCCATCCGAGGGCAAGGACTGAGTCGCCGTCCACGTGGTGTCATGGCCGGAGTTGTCGAGCAGCCGCACGTACGGGTGTCGGCCGGCGTCGGACGTGATGCCGCCGAACACCGCCGCGACCGTGGCCGACGCAGCCGTGACCGCACCCAGTTGGAACTCCGTGAGAGCTGACACGCCGGAGGTGATGGTGTAGGCCGGCGTCACGGTATGCGCGTCGCCTCGGACCCAGAAGCTCACGCGGCCAATGGAGTTGGACTGAGACAACGCGTCCCACCAGCCGGTGACCGACGCCCATGACGAGTCACGGTCCGGGTAGTTGGCGGGCCAGTCCTGCGCCGGACGGAACCGCATGACCAGCTCGTGGCCCGAGTCAGCCCGTTGCCACGCGTCCATCGCGTTGAGGAACGGCCCGTCTGTCCACGATGGAGTCGCCGTCGTGTTGGTTCCGTCGATGACGGTGTAGGACCACGCCTGGCAGATGGGTATCGGGCTGTTGAACGGCCGGCGTCCGAGGTTCAACGCCATCGATCCATGGAGGGTCGCCCACAGCCGCGTGAGCCGGGGCGTCGGTGTGGAATAGAACAGCCCGCATTCGCCCATGAGGTAAGTCACGAGCCAGGTCATGTTCGCCCCGGTGATGTTGCCGTTCACCAGCGGAGGCTGAACCGGTTGCATCATCTTGATACGGGTGGCCGAGACACCGCCCATACTCGCGACTCGGCCCTTCACGTCCACACCCGACATCTGGCCGGTGAACAGCCGGACGTACTGCGGACCGGTGTCCGTGAGGATGCCCATATCCAGCGTCAACGGGGAGACGTCCCGGTCGAAGTGGTAGATCGGACTCTCGGGAGCGAACGGAGAGAAGTACCGTCGAGCATCCATGGCCCCCGGCTCAACCGGTTCGATGAGGATCGATGCGGCCTGGATGGCCGTGGGCACTGCTCCGGCGTCACATGTCGGGGTGTACGTGCCAGGCGCAGATCCAGGGAAGTTCACCGAGAAGGCAGCCTGCGGCAACACTGCGGCGAGGTGCAGGAAGTTGGTTGACGTGTTGATGACCGCCTGCACTCCCCATCCGGTGTGCGTCGCCCACCCGGACCCGGTGCCGAAGTTCACGAAGAACCCCAGTGGGATCGCCTTAGACGCATCGTCAGACGTGAACGTCATCGCCGGGCCGGTGTATACCGTTCCCGACACAGCGTCCGTCTGGATGGCCTTGGAGGCGAACTGGCACGGCACCCACCCGCCCGCAACGTCATACGCCTGCCCCGTCATCTCCAAGCAGATCCACGCGGACACCGCACCGGACAGGTAGAACCGGCCCCCGGTGTTGATGGCCTTCCGCTCGGTGAACGCCTGACCCAGGATGATGGTGTGGAGCCGACCGTTCACCGTCTCGGGCACGATCACATCGTACTGAGCTGGGTACTGGCGCATGGTCTGGGGTGAACCCAGGTTGTCGTACCAGCAGATCACGATGACTCGGACCGTACCGGCTACCTGCTCGGTCAGCACGCTGATGTCACCCTGATCTGCGACATTGCCGGCCGGTGCACTGGTGTCGTAGGTGCTGCTGGTCGAGGCACCCCATTTGAAGTTGGAGATCTTGCGACCGTACCGACCGAGCACCGTGCCGATCCCGAGCGCACCAGAGGCCGTGGCACCACTCGTGTACGTCACCGGGTCAGGCAGCCCGTCGTCGTACGAGTGGTCGACGTCGAACGATGAGCCGGTCTGGTCGGTGAGGTCGTCGTACGTACCGTCTCCGCCGTATCCTTCGCTCGACCGTCGCCAATCGGTCTTGACCAGCGGCCGGACCCATGCCGGCGCTACCGATGCCAACGCGTCACTTAGCGCGGTCACTTGACCTCCCTCAGGGACAGTACCGGGGACACCCGGAACAACGCATCGAACGGTACGGCCTCGGTCCAGTTGGTCATGCCGACCGGGTAGACACCAGTCCCGGGAGCCCATTCGTTGGCGACCGAGTCCTGCTCAAACACCAGCTCGTCCACGTACAGCGAACCGCCTGACGTGACCGTGGACGACGTCACCGTGAGGGCCGGCAACCCGTAGGCCGCTGTGCTCGGCGCAGTGGCCGTCAGTACTAGCTGAGTCCACGTGGTCACCGCCGCAGCCGTGAGGGTGCTCGTGCTGATGACGGCCCCGGTCACGTCGTACCAGGTGATCGTCGCGCCTGTGGTGATGTTGCTGTCCACCACGCCGTCAGGCTTGCACCAGAAGGCGAACGTGTACGACACCGACGGGAGCACGGGGATACCGGGCCACAACGCGTAAGGCGACGACATGCTCACGGTGCACGTCGCGGCGAGCGACCCGGAGAACAGCCACCGCAACGATCGCACGCCGTTGGTCCGGTGGATGAGTGTGGTCGTCTTGTTGCTCGACAGGGCGCCGTGGTTCACCCCGCCGAGCGTGAAGTCAGTCGCGTCGTTCCACTGCGCAGTCGCGGCGGCCTGGTTCACGGTGAGCAGGTTGGGTCGCGACGGGTCGATGATGCAGAACGGCCCCGGACCCATCGCGCCGACCCAGTACGCATTGATCTTGTCGAACGTGGACTGATGCAGTGCCGCCCACGTGAGGGAGTACGAGCGTGATGTGCCCAACAGCGTGGAGATCCGGTGACCACCCGAGCCTGACTCGAAGTCGAACACCTCACGGTCCACTGGCGCGGCCATGCCGCCGCGTGGACTCGGCATACTGACGAGCTGTCCCGGCAATCCGAAGTACACCGGGGCGTCGGTGCGGTAACCCCTCATGATCCGTTCCTTCCCGATCCGGCCCACGCGACCAGGCGCGATCCCTCGGAGTTCGTGTCGGAGATAACCTGCGGCTCGCCCGTCACCGTGTCGATGACGAACTTAGCGAACACCTTGCCGTCAAGGATGAACGCGTACGGCCCGTGCGAGGTCGACGCAGCAGCACGCGTAGAGGCCCCTGAGACGGTCGCAGAGGCAGTGGACGGTACCGCTTGCGCAACCGGTGACACGATGCTCCTCACGGCCCGTACGGGCCGCTTGCCGGCGTTGTCCATGCCCTTGGCGAAGTCGGTGATGAACCGCTGGCCTCGGAGCAGCACGTAGCCGTGGCCGGACAACGGTCCCTTCTTGGCCGGCGAGCCGGGGAGGAAGTCGGTGATCTTCCCGACCACGCCCTTGATCGTGTCCTCAATCTTGCCGATCACCGACTTGATTCCGTCGAGGAAGCCCTGGAGCAAGTCCTTGCCCTTGTTGTAGAGCAGCGACCCGAGATTGCCCAGTGCCGAGATCAGCTTACCCGGCAACCCCTTGACGTAGGCGACGATCGTGCTGGCGATCGACTTCACCTTGTTGTAGGCGAGCGTGAACGCGTTGTGCAGGATCGTGGGGATCTGCTTGATGCGATCCCACACAGCCATGATGACGGCGATGTCTGTCTTAATGATGTTGACGATGAAGGCGATGACCTTCTTCACCACGGCCAGGCCGGTGTTAAACGCGGCTCGCGCCAGGTTCCACATGAACGTCGCGGCGTCGGAGATGGCCTTCCATGCGGCCTTCAGCCACGGCACCGCCGTGTCCTTGATCCAGTTCACGACGGCCATCACGACGAACTTGATGCCGTTCCACACCGCCATCACGATCTTGCGGAACGTCTCGCTGTGCTTCCACAGCATGATGATGCCGACGATGAGGGCCGCGATCAAGATGATGATGATCCCGATGGGGTTGGCATCGAGCGCCGCGTTGAGCAGCCATTGGACGGCGGTCCACGCGAGCGTCGCCACCTTGATGGCGTTCATGACTACGATCGTGGCGAGCATCGCGATCTTCTGCGCGATCATTGCTCCGGTGGTGACCACCCACGAGGCCAGGAACGCACCGGCCCTCATGGCCGCGTTCAACGCAGTCACGGCGGTGTTCTTCACCACGGCCGCTGTCGACGCGATGAGACCGGGGATCAACTGCGCCTTCTGGGCGAGCCACACCGCGAGCACGGCCGCGCGATTCGCCAAGATCTTGGCCGTGCTCAGCACCCACGCGCCAGCCGCCGCGCCCTTCTGGTACAACGTGAACGCGACGAGCTGCGCACGAGTCAGTAAGAGCTGAAGCTTGAGCAACGTCCACGCGGCAGCGTCCTTGAGCTTGAGCTTCGTGGCGAGCTTCTGCGCGTTGTTCCACACCGTCTGCACGGCGATGTAGCCCTTGATCGCTACGGCCACCACACCGACCCCGAGAGCGAACGGCCCGAGCCACGACACGTTCTCAGACAACCACTTGGCGACGTCCTGGAGGATCGGAGCCACCGTCTGAATAGCCGGGACGAGTGCGGCACTGATCTGTGTGGCCAGCGCGGTGATGCCGGGCGCCAGCGCGATCAGGATCGGGCCAGCCGCCTGGAGCAGCGCCAGGAACACCTGACCGGCCCCGGTGCTGATAGCCTCGAATGCCTTGCCCAGCGCGTCGAGCGCCTCCTTGCCTTGTGCCGACGCGAGGAAGTCGGCCAACTGCTTGGCCATCGTCCCGAGGATGCCCGCCGCGTTCTGTCCGCCGTTGGTCAGCGTCGAGAAGATCGGGCCGATGATGCCGCCGATGGTGGAGAACGTCGTGCTGATGGCGCTGATGATCGGGCCGGCCTTCGCGAACACCTTCGCGAGGTCGACGCCGTTGACGAACTTGGTGATGGTAGTCAACCCGTTGCGCAACGGGCCTACGAGGTTCGCCCCGATCGTGTTGCCCTGCGCGGCGAGGCCAGCGAACGACTTGAGCAGCGGACCGATCAGCGGCGCGATGCCTCGGAGGATCGTCCGGACGTTGTCCATCGCGACCTCTACGGCCTTGATGAAGATCGGGGACCGGGCGAACTGCAAGACCTGCTTGACAACCATGTTCATCGCGGTGGCCACACCCGAGGCACCGCGCTTGAATCCCGTGAATGTCTTCACGGTGGCCGTGAGTTGGGGTGCCAACCCCTTGAAGAACGCGTTCTGAATGGCCGACTGCACGGACTTCAGCGCGGGCAAGCTCTCGCGGTACGCCTTCGCGAACGCCTGCGCATTCTTCGGTAGTCCGGCTATCGCCTTGTCGAATTCCTTCGCGTCACCGCTCGCCGCTTGGAGGGCTTTCCCCATGCCCATCACTGCGATCTTGCCGACGATGACCGCAGACGCCACCGTGGCGAGCACGGCCGGCAGTGTGGCCAACCCCGCACCGATCAGCGGGCCGATGGTGGCGAGGATGCCGGCCACGGTATGGAGTCCACCGCTGATGGTCAGAGCGGCGGCCCCAACCTTGAAGGCGCCCTTGGCGAACTTGCCGAAGGTGCCCAGGATCAGGTTCGCGGCCTTGTCCAGCTTCCCCATCGACCCCTTGGCGTCGTCGGTGTCGCGGATGGCCTCGACGATCCCCTTACCATCGTAGTCTATCTTGATGGTACCTCGGATGGAGCCGACGCTCTGGTTTGCCATATTCCCTCCCCTAGCGAGTGGCCGGGTCGGCGTACCGACCGGCAGTAGCGCGGTCCACCCCGAGGAACGTGTCAAGTACCCGCGTCCGTGTGGAGGTTTGCAGCGCCTCTGTCGCTTTCTTGGGCAGTCGTTTCACAGCTTCCTCTTGCGCGGCCTCGATGGCTCGTGCAAACGTCCAGACTGCTCGATCGACTGCGTATGCAGGGAGTCCCTCAGTGATCCCCAGGATTGCGCTGGGTCGTGCATGGTACGCCTGGCTCATTTCCCAGGCTTCCCACAGTTGTAGGGGGTTACGACCGAAAGGCGGCGAGCTTGTCGACGTCCTCCACGGTCTCGGACATGATGCTGACCTTGTCCATGAAGTCGATCTGATCCGTGTAGATCTTCGACGGGTCGCGCTTGTCGGCCGGGATCGGCGTACGCGTCTTGTCGTCGGGATCGAAGTGGAGGGCCACGGCCGGCTCCACACACGCGAGCACCGTCACGCGGTCCGCGATGCCGGCCATGGTCTCGATGATCGCCGGGTCCGCCAGGACCGTCTTCATCAGGCGCGCCTCTTCGGCCTTGGCCTGCTCGGCCTTGGTCGGCGCCTTGGTCTTGCGCCCGGCCAGCGCCGTCTTGGCGCTGGCAATCGGCTCCTCCACGACCAGCGCCGTGAGGGAGTCGAAGTTCTGGGCGATGCCGGCCGTCAAGAGGTCCATCACGTTGACCTTCTTGACACGCGCGGTCTGACCCGAGGGCAGGGTCATGATCCAGGTAACGTCGGCCTGCGCAGCCTGCGTCGCCCAGACGTTGTTCACTTGCTGTGGCTCGTTGGTGGGGGGCATCGTGTGCTCCTAGTTCCCGGTAGTTGATGTGTCGAGCAGGTCAGCTGTACGTGTAGACGTTCTGCGGGCCGGTGGCCGACTGGCCAGCCGCGTTGGTGACGCGCACGTTGGTCGCACCGGCCGTGTGAGCCGGGACGATCGCCGTGATGGTGTGGCTGTTCAGGACCTCGAAGTCGGTCGCCGCCGTCGCCGTGAAGTTGACCGCCGTGACGCCCGTGAAGCCCGTGCCGTAGATCGTGGTGATCTCGCCACCAGCCGCCAGGCCGGCGTTGTCGGACAGGGAGTCGACGGTCGGAATGGCCGGGACGTCCAGGATCGGCGCACTGATGGCCGTGGCCGTCTCGTGCTGGATCCAGTCGTAGACCGCGCCGCTGATCTCGTTGCCGTCGAGCAGTCCGGCCACGCGGCACGGGTACCCGATGCCGGACGCGCCAGGGATGGTGAACTCCCCATCCTTGAAGCTCGCCTCCAGGTTGCCGGTCGCCCGACACAGGTAGATGACAGCGTGCATGTCGCCGCCGCTGTCCGAGATCGCCTGGCCGACGGCCGTGAAGAACGGCCGCTGGTCGCTCGTCGCCTTGCGGATGCGACGCCGCTGGTTCGGCGTGACCCCGGTGTCCACGACCACACCACCGGAGATGGCGCTGTAGGCGTCGAACGAGATACCGCCGGAGGTCAGGTTCCACTCCACCTGAGCACCCTGGCCATGCGACGTGACCAGGTGGTCGTCGCCGCGCAGGTCGTCGTAGTCCTCGGTCTCGTTGAACTCCATCTCCTGCGCGTTCGGCAGGTCGATGAGCTGCGTCCCGAAGGCCACCGCTTGCAGGTTTGGATACGGAATGATCTTCACGTCTCGCAAACCGTAGGGAAGCGTAGTTCCCAACGTCACGTTATTTCACCTCTTCCCGATCGGATTGCGGAACGTGCGAGTCCTTATCAACTCGCCCGTATTAGTACTGAACTCGTGCAGAACCGTGACACCGTCTCGCTTCCCACACCATCTGCTCGGGCACATGACTTCGACCACACCCGCGTCTGCGGATGGCCGGATCAGCACCGCGTGCTTGCGGCTCGGGCAGCGGAGGTCCACCGTTACCCCTTGTCGAACGCGACTGGCTGCTCGACGTCGTCGTCTTCGTCGTCGCTTTCGACGACCTCGGCCGGCTTGATGACGGCCGCCATGCCCGCGACGCGCGCCTGACGAGCCAGCGCCGGCGTCTGGCGGAACGGCAGCCGGGCCGGCAGCGCGTCCATGTCGACGACCACGAACTGGTCGGGCATCGTGGCCAGCGTCGCCAGCTGATCGACGCTGAACCCCTCGGCAGCAAGCCCGAAGCCGTTCTCCCACGACCACTCGACGTCCGTGCCCTTCACACCGGCAAGGCGCCAGTCACGCGCCGAGATGCGGCGGATGTGCGCCTGGCCGATGTACTCAATGACCTTCACAGGTGTTTCCTCCTTTCACAGCTTAGATCCGACGATCCTGTAACTGGTGTTACGGGTGATTGTACGGTGGCCGTCGTCGGCCAGATCGTCCGAATCCCCCACCCACTCGACGACGACCAGCCACCCGTCTGTCAGGGCGGACTGCTCGGCTTCGAGCGTTAGCATCACGACCTTTATCTGTTGGATGATCTTGTCGATGCGGGTGTAGTCGTTAGGCTGGTCGTGAACCCAGATCACCAGGTCCCGCATGTTCGGCCCCACACCGCCCCTGGCTGGCCCCGGTGTGGTCGCGCCATAGCGCAGTTGCAGGAACGGACGCTCGGCCGGCGTGTCCACGTCGCCCGTCAGTACGGCCCCGTCAGAGACACCCAGACCGCTTAACGTGGCGTCGCCCAGCAACGCCCCGAGGATGACGTCTCTCACGGCCGTGGCTCCTTTGAGGTCACGTGGTGGATGGCGGTGGCGATGTTCGCGGCGAGCACGTCTGACATGTGCGCCATGGTCGGGCCGATGATGGCGTACCGCCCGGAGAACCGCACCTCCAGCCAGATGCCGTAGTTCATTGAATGGTAGATGACCAGCTCGTGATATCGCATGGGCACGCCGCTGTGTTTGGCCCCTAAGCCGGCCCTGGCGTTGCCCGTGCGGTCAGTCCACGACGCGTTACCGCGTGCGTACGTCTCGGCCTCTGGTTCGGCCATGTCGAACACCAAGCTAACCGCCGCGTCAATCTTCGGCAATAATGCCTTCAGACCGGGCGTCAGCGAGTCGAACTCGATGAACGACTTCCTAACCACGGCTGGGCACCGCCGAGACGGGGGCCGAGCACGACACGAACGCCTTGACCTCGTACAGGCGGCCCGAGCTGAACCCCACGACGTCGAACCTCACGCCGTCGTCGTCCACCCAGTAGTCATCGACGAACACCACGGCATCGGGCAGGCCGATCAGATGATAGTCGATGAGACGGACCACACCTCCGGCGAGCGTGATCTGTGGCCGCTGGTCGTAGTTCAGCAGGGACAGCTTGAAACGTTGCAGGTCTCGCGGTGTCCCGTCGATGTACGACCACCCGCCGCTCGCGGTGGCCTGGCGCTCCCGGGGGATCAGGGCTACCTCGGTGTAGTCCGCGTCGATGAACGCGCGTGTCTGCGCGATCTGTGCGGCCAGCTCGGCGGTCTGTGTGGTCATACCCGCTGGATGCCCACCGTGAAGGACGACTTGGCCGGCTCGGGCGTCGGGTCGTCGGGCGAGAAGTGCTGCTGCATGGCGAGGGCCTGCTTTGCGAGCTGTGAGAGGGCCCGTGAGGACCCCGACTCGGTCACGTCCACCAGTGCGGCGGCAGCAGCCGCCTTCTCGCCCCAGATGGCCCCTGCGGCGGCCTGGAGGCTGCCCAGGTTGTCGATGTACGTGCCGACGACCTGATCCGTGTATGTCTCGTCGTCGTCGTCCAGCGCCGCCATCCGGCGGAGCTGAGCGATCTGGTCGAGTGATGCCATGGTTCACCGCCTTTCTGACGAACACCCCGGAGACCCCTTTCGGCAAGGTCTCCGGGGTGTCCGGGCACCCGCCCGTGGATCAGTCGTCTTCCTCGTGCTCGCCGTTCTTCTCGTCCTCGTCCCACTGCACCAGGGCAGCGATGACGTCGGCCTTGGTCTTGGCGCCGTCGAACGACACGGCCGGGTCACGCTTCGCGCCGATGGCCTTCAGCTCGGCCACCGTCTTCGACTCGTAGTCCGGGCCGTCTTCCTCGTCGTCCTCGTCCGGCTCGTCGCCGAACAGGGCATCGTTGTCCGCGATGCGCTCGCGCGTACCCGGAATGCCGGCCTGCGCCAGCCAGTCGCGGTCGTCGTCGCTCAGCGGCTTCGACCAGTCGATTACTCGCATGCTCCTCAGCCCCCTTACACGTACGCCGCAGGCGCGGTGTAGGTCGTGCCGGACGTGAGCTGGACCACGATGCCGCCACCCCGCTGGCGGACGCCCGTGCCGAAGCCGACGTTCCAGAACGAGTCGATCAGCGGGTAGTCGGGCTGCTTGCCCTTGACCAGCCGGAGGCCGCGCAGCGAGGTGTTCGCGTGCTCGCGCAGACCGATCGGGTTGCCCAGGGAGTTCTCCCCGCCCGTGGCGAAGGCGAAGATGTGCGTGGTCGGCATGTAGTCGTCCTGCACGATGATGAGCGGGCCGTAGGTGCCGATGACCGGCAGCCCGTTGAGGCTGTTCGGGACCTGCGACGCGCCGATGATCTGCTGAGTCAGCGTGATGAGCTGACCCGGCGCACCCTGGGCCGGCAGGAAGTCGTACCGACCGTAGACGCCGCCGACGGCCTGGACGGCCGCCGTCGCCGAGCGGAAGGTACGAATGGTGTTGCCGTTGGTCGTGTTGACCATCAGCACCAGCCGGTAGCCGAGCTCCTGGGTGTAGCCGTGCGAGGCGAAGTCGTCGATGATGAGCGAGTCCAGGTCCTGAGCCTCGATCGCCGCCGAGTTGACACCGCTCGTACCGGTAGTCTTGTAGTGCGTGTGCGTGCCGTCGAACACGTTCGACTTGTACGTGGGCGGCACCGTGCCGTCGTTGTTGTAGAACTTGTAGACGTTGTACGACTGCTGGTTGATGTTCGCCGTCAGGTTCGTCGGGTTGAACACCGTGCGGAGCACCTGGGTGAGCTGGAGGCGGTAGAACGCCTCGACCGCCGCGTTCGCGACGGAGTCCACCATGGTCGAAGTCGCGTCCGCGAGGTACTGCCACGTGTAGCGCGCGGCGAGGTCGTACCACTTGAACGTGTACCCGAGGTTGAAGTACTGCGGCTGAAGCCGCGCACCGACCGGCTGGCCGAACTCGGACGCCGGCTCGAAGTCGACACCGCCACCGGCCTGCGCGACCAGCTCGACCGGGTTCTGCACCGGGAACGTGAGGAACCGGATCAGCTCCTGCCGGTCCGAGTTGACCGCGTTGAGCAGGTCCATGAAGTCGAGCCAGACCTGATTCAGGTCCCGCCCGTCGGACGTCTGGGTGACGACGTCGCCGGCCACGTGAGTACCGTGGACACGACCGCCTTCGAGCCCGGGGATGATCCCGAGGGCCTTCAGGTTGACGAGCTCCATGCCACGCTTCGGTGTGGACGCGAACGCGCCACCGGGCATGACGAGCTGAGGACGACGCAGCGTGTTCGTGTTCACAGCTGCACCGCCTGACACCGGACGACGAGCCGCGTGGCCGTACCGTCCGGGGCGAGGGCCACCTGGCCCACGTAGAAGCCGTTGACCCCGACGCCCGGCGCAGTGGCCGTGAGTCGCGCAGCGGTCGCGTCGAAGTAGAGCTTCTGACCGGCCGTGGCAGCGACGCCGCCCTGGATGTCGTCCACGCCGATGTCGACGATCTCACCGGACGTCATCACGTCCATGATGTCGCCCGCCGCAGCCGCCGCGTTCACGACCAGGATGCCCGAGCATGCCGCGACGCTCGCGGCCTTGACGATGTTGCCCGAGCTGTTGAGCCCGACGCAGAGAATCCGCGCGAGGTCGGTCACGCCGGAAGGTCCAGACGTGGCGGTCCACGCCGCGTTCAGCGGTGCGCGGAAACCGCCGTTCACGCCGTCGTACTTGTCGTATCGAGAGGTACCCACTTCACTCCTTCCTGTGTCTCCGTAGCTTTATGTGGTGTGGTTCCCCGGTAGCCACGGGCCAGCGGGAGTGTAGCCGGATTAGGCGCGAAGGCTGGGGAACCGACGCCGGAGCGTCGTCTTGTCCACGGTCTTGTCGCCCTTGCGCTTGCCGTTCATCGTGGGTGCCGACGTACCGCCCTGGGTACCGTCCGACTTGCCGTCCTTGTCGTCGTCCGAACCGCTCTGGGTCTTCGGCTTGACGAGGTGCGGCTTCCGCTTGGCCAGGTCCTTCAAGGCCCTGACCAACTGCTTGCTGTCCACCGTACCATCTTCGTCCACGTCGATGTCGGCGAGGTCGAGGAACTTGGACACGTCGTCCGGGTCGGCCCAGTCGATGCCGGCCTTCGACATGGCCCGGACCATGGCCGTCTCGATGGCCGCTGTCCGCGCCTTCTCCTCGGCCCTGACGGCACGCGCCTCAGCCTTCGCAGCACGCTCGTCCCGCTCGTCGTCGCCGTCGTCGTCCGCGTCCGCATCGGCCGCCGGCTTGGCCGTCTTCTTGGCCACGGGCTTGGCCTTGGTGCCGGACTTGAGCTTGCGGTTCTGCTCCTCGAAGTCGGCCGCCCGCTTGTCGGCCGCGCGCATGCGACGACGGATCTTGTCGTACTCGGCCTGCGTGTAGACCGGCTTGTCCTCGTCGTCGTCTTCGCCTTCGTCGTCGTCCTTCTCGTCGCCGTCGTCGTCCGAGTCGTCGTCTTCCTCGCCCGACTTCCCGTCGTCGTTGGCGCCCTCGTCGCCGGTCCCGTCGCCGCCCGCGAGCGACCACACCACCGTGCCGGCTTCGGTCGTACCGATCCGGGTGGCCGCTGACCGACCCGGCTGGATGAGCCTCTGACTCATGTCGTGTTCTCCCTGGTTGAGATGCTGTTCTTACGCTCAATCTACCAGGGTTGCGATACTACGACTGATCGATCTTCTCCAGGCGTCCGGTGTACGGCGCATCGTGCTGGGTGGTGTTCAACACCTCGGCCCACGCGTCCACCATCGGCTTACGGTCACGGGCGAACGCGCGGAGGATGTCACCCACGGCCCCCCGCACCCCGTTGGCCAGCTCGGACAGCCCGGGGCGAGGCATCCACCCGACGGCGATCCAGTCCTTGCGCGACAGCCACCCGACGATCTCACGGCCTAGCCGGACCACGACGACCTCCCCGTTACCCCGGTAGTTGTGCGTCGGGTAAACGAGTGGTGCATATGCGAGGTCGTTGGGCTGGTTCGTCAGCCTCGTTCCCTTTGCCATGGTGTTACCTCCACCCCCAGGGTATCACGCCTTCACCCGTTTTACCGTCCTTGGCATGGGTGAAAGACCTGCGTAGTCCGATGGCGGGGTGTCAGACGGAATCACCTCGGCCTCGATGACCCACTGCCCCCAGCTCGACTGGTAGGCGTCATGGATGTAGAACTGTGTGGATCGTTCCAGCAAGATCTCATTCTCACCCTGGTTGACTGAGAACGGGTCGACATACGAGCCGTGATGACTGGCCGGTACGCGCAACACCAGTCGAACGTTCCCAGAGAACGCTGGGTCCGGTGCGATGGACGTGCTCATGTAGCCGTGTTGCACCTGGACGCTACCGATCAGACTCGACGGGTCGGGCGGTGGTGCGCTGAACACTCGCTCACCCGTCGGGAATAGGAACTCGTCGAAGTTGGTGCCTCGTCGAACGATTGCATCCTCAGGGAACGGTAGCTTCTTCATGCCAGCGTCAGCGTCAGTCGTCTTCTGCTTCCAATGACCGGCCGGTGGCTTCTGTCCGCTGGCGTTGGTCCGCAGGTCGTTGTTCCACGATCGATACGACGAACTGGTGTAGTCAGTGATGGCCGCGCGCTCGTTGCCGGTCGGCTCAGGGAAGTGCTTCTTCGCCCACACCAGCCCCTCGTCCACGGTGGTCGGATCGAACGCGGGTGCGTCCATGCCGGTGAGCTGCACCGTGATGCCGTTCACAGCCTTCCAGTCGGCGTGGTTGCGCTTGAACGTGCGCAGGTTCGCCTCGTACTTCTTCAGCGCAGTGGAGTACGTCGTGTCCTTGGCCGCCGCAAGTACGATCTTGCCCCCGATTTCCTTGGCCTCCTGCGCCAGCTTGTCGTCGAGGTACTGTTCCTTCTTGAGGAAGTCGATGGTGACGTGGTCGCCCTTCTCGACGACTCGCTTCACATACGACCACTTGGTGGAGTTCTCCAACTTCTGGCCGGGGAACTGCGCCTCGTACCGTGCCTTGACCTTGGAGAGCCAGCCGTCATAGAACGCTGCGCGATCGACCTGCGGCACGGTCGGCTTGGTCGGCTCCTTCGGTGCCGGCTTGCCCTTCCACTTCTTCTCCTTGGCGGCTTCCTTGTCGTCGGCCGTCTTGACCTTCTTCTTGGTCTCGGCGTCGCTCGACACACCCAGCAGCGCGAGGTTCTCTTTCGTGCGCTTGTCTATCTCGGCGTCGAACGCACCAGCGGCCAGCGCGGTGGCGAAGTCCGTCTGGCTGAGCATGACGTAGGTCAGGAAGCAGAAGCAGTGCGGATGCGGCTTGTCCGGGACGTCACCCGCCGCGTACACGCCCACACCCAACTTGTTCGGGTGGTCGGCGTAGACGTTGCACAAGTCCTTGCGCGGGTGTGACTCGGACAGGTTCCACTTGACGCCGCGCACGCCGGGTCGGAACCCACCCGCCTTCTGCTGCTCGTGGAAGGCGTTGTTTATCTCGGTGCGCGCCAGGCGCATGGCCGCGTACGAGGCCCCGCCCGGTGTGGTCGGGCTGATGTGGTCGTACACCGACGCGGCCAACTCCTTGGCCGACAGCCCCGAGATCAGTCCGACGTTGATGAGATCGTGGACCTTCTTGACCGTGTCCTTGCTGTTGCGGTACACCGCCTCAGACAACGTCTTGGGTACGCGAGCGAAGAACGACTCAATGCCCGCCTCGGCAGTGGCCGCCAGACCGCGTGTAAGCGCCTCAGCCGCGTCGGGGTCCAATGCGCCATACGCGACCGACGTCAGGAGCTTGGTGGCCTCCTCAGCTGCCTTCGCGGCATCCTTCGACCCCATCATCGTGATACCGAGGATGTCGGTACCCCACAGCCGCGTGATGGTCTTGGCGATGGACGCGAGCACCAGCGTCAGCTGAGCGGCGCGCACCCGGTTGCCAATGCCCGGCGGCTTGAGTGCAAGCGCAGCCAGCGTCGCGCGGATACTCTTGGCGGCTGCCTCCAGTGCCGCCTTCGTCTCGGCGTCGGTCTTGGCCTGGACTCGGCGGAACGGGAGGAACTCAGGCGGGCTGGCCACCGGTCCCCGCCTCGGTGCTCAGCCGCGCGGCGAACGGGTCGGCAGCAGCGTTCTTGTCGGCCAGCTCGGCGTCGGCCTTGGCACCGATGTCGGTCGGGAACACGTAGCCGAGCTTGACGCACTCGGACCGGTAGAAGTCGCGCGTGATGACGCCACGATCCAACATGTCGTTGAGCTCAGCGAACCGCTGGACGCGGTCCACGGGGATGGCCGAGCCGACGCCGCACGTCAGGATCACGCCCTCCAGCGTCGTGTCCTCGTACGCCGGCAGCCACATCGTCGACCAGTCGAAGAACATCTGATTGTGGGTGTCGAGGATGAGCTGGTTCTTCTCGGACGCCGCCGCGATGATCGGCCCGAGCTGCAACTGCAGCGCCACGCCGGAGGCAGCGATCGACACGTCGACCGACCCGAGCGCGATGTCCGGTGTGGAACCCGACCGCTTCAACGCTTCCCAGAGGCGGTTGTAGTGCGCGCCGTACGAGTCACCCAGCCCAGACACACCCTGGACGCGGTCCCACTTCGATCCGTCGTAGTGGACCACACGACCGGGGCCGAGACGCCACGGCACCAACTCCTTGGTTACCGGGTCGATCGGCTGGCTGCTGTCGGTCGCGTACATGCCGATGCCTTCGAGCGCCAGCGCCAGGTCCTCGTCGCTCATGGTCTGGTTGATGCCGCCGAGCAGCCGCTCAAGGCCGCGCAGGTTCGACGAACCGAACGGGTTACCGGGCTCCTCGGTGTTCTTGATGTGATAGACGGGGATGGACGTGATGGCGTCGGGCAGCGGCGTCGGGGCGAGCAGCACCCTCTCCGGCCGGTCGGTCGGGCCATCCCACTTGTCGGTGAGGAAGATTCCGTCTTCGACCGTGATCTGGTTCGTGCCGTCGGCCCGAGGCACCTTCCGGTAGGTCAGTCGCCGGATGCGCGGCCCCTCGGGGGTGTTGATGAACTCGACCAGGTGCACGCCCAGGATCTTCTCTACGTCCTCGTCGTCGGTGATCGGGAAGTACATTCCCGGGTCTACCGACGTGAGGCTGATGCGCGATCCCTCGGGCTTGGCCGGGTCGGCGGTCATGTGCCAGACCCAGTCGCCCCGGATGATGTTGTACCGCTTCGACCCGTTGAACTTCGACGCGAACCGCTCGCGCCGCGTGAACGCCTCCAGCATCGCCTGCATCTGCGCCACGTCGCCCGTCGAGGTGCCCGCCACGGACACGGCGAAGCCCGGCGCGGTGTAGCGGTTCATGGCGTCTACGATGGCCATCGCACTGGGCACGTAGATCGGCAGTTCGTTCGACCCGCGCAGGCTGATGGCCAGCACGTCGGGGACGTTCCAGTAGATCTCCTCGTACGTGATGTACGACATGATCCTCTGTAGGTCTAGCTCGTCCGGAATCCACGACGGCCGGACACCGACGAACAGGCCGGCACTCGTGGTGTATGGCGTGAAGGCCGCCACCAGTTCACCCCATATCTGCATCTGAGACGGACGAGCCACCAGCCGGGCCCTTACCGAAGTAACCTCGGTAGAACCGCCCCAATGCCTCTACGCCGTGATTGTTCCCGTCTACGGGATTCTCGCTGTCGGATCGCTGCTCGGACTTCTTCTCGGGCCACTTGTAGCCCTCACGCATCTCCCATGCCAATTCCTTGCAGTACGTTCGGTCGATTGTAAGAGTCGGCCGCTTCTCTGTGTCGCCGTCGGGCAGGTGCGGGTTACGCACCTTCAAGCTGCGCCGGATCAGCGATAGTCGAATCTTGAGCGGACCGCCCGTGTTCTTCGACGCGGGCACATGCAACTTGCGGACCATGGTACGCGTGTCGTCCGGCTCGGCCGGGTCCGGATAGATCTTGGTGGTCACCCGTACCAGGCCGGGGTACTCCAGCATCAGGTCCCGGCACACCTCTTCGGTATCGAGCTCCTGACGGCGGAACTCGCGTAGCACGCGGATGTCACCCCACGGCCCCACCTGGATGAACAAGATCACGAAGGGGTTCGTGAACCCGTAGTCTACGGCCATGTACGTGGCCCACGACGGGTCATACTCCAGGTCGGCCAGGTGAATGTCGTCGTCCCATTCCTTCATCACCTGACCCGTCTTATCGGTGAACTCAGCCCCGTACTGCCGGGCGAACTCGTCCTCGGTCAGGTCGGCCTCGGCCTCCAGGATCTCGGGGTCCGTGCGGCCACCCGGGAAGACGATGTCGTTCGTCCATGAGGGCATGTGCCACGAGCGCCAGTTAGGGAACCGTGTGGACTGCCCGCGCTGGTGGAACGCGTAGAGCAGGCTGTTCTCTGACGCCCCCTCGGGCACACCGGAGAACATCGCCCACCCACGGCGGTCCGACAACGCCGGCCGGATCATCTGCCACGTCTTGCGCTTGTGCATGCCGGCCTCAACGAACAGCACCCAGTTCAGGCCCTCACCCACGAGCTTCTCCGGGTGCGCCGCCGACTTCCCGATGATCTCGGCACCCCATGACGTCTTGATATGGAGCGAGCCCGAGTCCACATTGTTCTGGAACTTGATGGCGTCGCGCTCGACACCGATCTTCCGCAGGGTGTCGTACACCACCCGGAACTCTTTCTCGGCGTCGGTGTAGTTCGGGCCGACGATCCACCCGACCTGCGCCTCACCAGTGAACGGGCACGGTACGAAGATGTTGGGCTCGCCCTCATGCGCGCCAGCGAACGTCTTGCCCCACCGTCGACCACACCTCAGCACCTTGAACCGCGCACGGGCCATGTGGAAGTCGAGCTGACCGGCGTGCGGCTCGTAGCCGATGTCCCGGAAGTACCCGGACTTGCTGAGGGCGGTGGCAGTCACCACTTCACCCCGGCGTTGTACGGGACGCTAGCCTCCCAGGCCTCGTCGAACGTGTCGCACACCACCGACGTCTTCCTACCGATGACTACGAACTTGTCACCACGTTTCACTATCCTGACGGCTACCCGGTTCATGACGTCGGCAACTGCTCGACGTTGGGATCGCTGGGCACAGTGCCCCCGCCGTCGGTGATGACCGTCGACAGCTGTGCCTCGCGAGCCATGCTATTGGAGTGCATGCCGTTCACCTTCGACTGGACATCCACGGCGACTTCCTTGACCTCCTTGACGGCCCGGAGGGATTTCAGCGCAACCACCAGCGCGGTAGCTGCCGTGATGAGTACGGCCAGCGCGCTAATGATGGACACGATGTCTGCGGCCTTCATCGCGGACGGAAGTCCCCTTCCAGCTCTGGCGGCAGCACGCTGTCGGGCCGAGTGCCGTCGTCGTCCGGACTGATGGCGTACACCTGGCGTAGGCGCTCGCTTGCAGTCGGCACGTGCGGCACCGGCTGGACCATGCCGGCCACACCGCCGAACTCGGACCCGGTGCGGTAGTCGTTCGGGTTCGTCAGCACGTCGCGCGATCCGGTCGGCGGGACGATCTGGATGTGGAGCTCCGGGCGCAACGGGTCGAGCCCGATGTCCTTGCCGACCGGCTGCTCAGGCAGGGGTGTGGTCATCGCGCATCACCTCTCGGAACTGGTTGGTTGTGACCATGATCTTCTCCTCGGCCGCACGTAGCATCTCGGGCGTGATGATGCCCGCGTCCATGAGCGCCTGCCGGAGAACCGGGTCGAACGGCCCTGAGATGACCCGAGCCGTCGGCGGGGTGTCCGTGCGCGGTGGCGTGACGTTGATGCCTCCAGCGCCGCCTGGGGGTGTGTAGTCGTGCCGTGGACGCTCATCCATGTGCCACTGCCACGACTGGCCACAGGTCCCGCAGTCACCCTGGTCCTGCTCGGTCGCGCACGGCGTTCGCTCCGGATGCTCACTCCGCAGGCAATGCCATCCGGGCGGCTGAGGTACACGGCACGGGGGGCCAACAAGACCTCGCGCATCACTCGTCATCATCGTCTTCCTCTTCATCGTCGGGTGACTCGTAGAACTGACCGTCCACCACCGGGTGCGCCGGGTCGCCGTCGTCGAGCACGAGCGCATTCGCCAAGAACGACTTCACGACGTCCGCACCTTCGATCTCGACCGATGCCTTCGGCTTCCCCATCACGTGCTCAACGAGGAATGCAGCAGCCTTGAACTTGGTTGCCGCGTCAACCAGTGGCCGGCCCCTCTCGTCCAATGCCTTAGACTTCATGAGGTTGACGATCACCTGGATGGCCAGTGGAAGGTGGATAGCCAACTCACCGAACGTGTTCTGCGCTAGCCGTCGTTTGGCCTCGCGCATGACCACTGGCGTAACCCACTGGGGGCACGCGCCGGAGAAGGTACCATGCTTGTTCCGTGGCCTGCCCCGAGCCAGCTCCTCCAGGTCCCATTCGGCCAACGGCTTCCTGTAAACGTGCTCAACGTAGAGGTCCACATCACGTGACATGTTGACGCCACGTCGGCGCATCCGGGCACGGATCTGCTGCGGGGTGACCGACAGGCCGGTAGCCTCGTCGATCGGTCCCTTGGCGTTACCCGCGCCCTGAATCCTTGGCATGTCTCCCCCTCTGTGGAAGATCGACTTTATCAGACGCGCCACGGACGGCGAGGTGTTCGGCCCATGGCCTCTTCACCCTCGCCCAGCCGAGCGATGTTCAAGTCGGGCGCGCGGTCGAACTGCGCATCGACTACAAATGATCGTGTGACGACCACACGGCGCCTCGCGAGTACGGCCCACAGGGCCAGCCAGACGTTACGCATGGACGTAGTTGATGACGTCGAGGGCGATGGTGTCTCCGGTGCCCGAGGCCGTGAACGCAGACACGTTCTTGAACGTGCCGTCTGTGTCGAGCGTGAACACGCACTGAGTCGACGACCCCACGGTCCGGATGGTGAACTGGACCAACTGCGCGGGCCGGCATGCGGTCGGCAGGGTGAACATCGTCGTACCGGTGGAGATGGTTGCGCTGGCCGTAATGGCGAGCCGGCCCGACAGGAACGTCCGCAGTCCGGGGCAGTTCTGGTACTTGGGGACCGGCGTGCCGTTGGCCACGTTCGCCGCGTACGCCCCGAAGCCCGAGTCGGTCGAGATCTGGACCGGCGTCGGATACAACGCGTTGACGGCCGCAGTGAAGTCGGAGATGGTGGCGGCGAGTTGCGTCCCGGTGTGGTTGGCTCGCGCCAGTGGGTCGGTGGCCAGCTTGCTGAGGGCGATGGCCGCACCCGACGCGATCATGGCATTGGTGATGGCCAGCGCCGCGATGGTCGGGTTGGGGTAGGTGCCGGTGAGCGAACCACCCGCCGCGCCCGTCGGTGTGCGCGAGTCCGACAGCCGTGAGTCGTTGCCGAACGGCACAGTGGTGCCGGTGGCACCCGTGGGGATGCGCGCGATGTCGAACACGCCAGACGTAATCTGGGCCGTCGTGAAGGCCTTGCTGGCATCGGCGGTGTTGTCCACGTTCCCCAGGCCAACGTCCGCCTTGACCAACGCCACGGCACCCGTCTTGCCCGCGACCGAAGTGACCGGCGCGGTCGGGTATGACAGTTGCGTCCAGTTGGCTAGGATCGACGGAGGTGACGCGGTGATGATCCATGTGGTGCTGAGATCCGACCGGATGGCCCAGTCACCCGGCTGACCGGACAGGGCGAGCATCGCCGCCTGACTAGCCACCGACCCGAGGTACTGCACGAGCGCGATGTCAGGCAACTGCGTCTGGTCTAGCTTGCCACCGACCAGATCGGCCTTGTTGCCCAGGGCCGTGGCCGTGGCCGTGGAGACGGGCTTGTTGACGTCGCTCGTGTTGTCGACCGATGCCAGCCCCACATCCGACTTGGTGAGGGCCAGGTCGGTCTTGAGTTGCGCGGGTGAGCGGTTCACCCACGCGCCAGCCTTGCGCTGGATCACGTCGTCGTTAGTCGCGGACAGCGCGGCGATGGCGGTCAGGTCCGAGTCGAGCGGCTGCTTGCCGTCAAGCGCCGTCTGTGTCGCAGTGCTGACCGGCTTCGCCGCGTCGGACGTGTTGTCGACAGCGCCGAGTCCGACGTCACTCTTGGCCAACACCAGCGAGGTCTTCAGCGCGGCTGGCGTGACCGACGACCACACGCCCGCAACCGACTGGATCACGTTGCCTGCGGTCGGGCTGAGCGCCGCGATCGTGACGAGGTCTGGGTCTGTGGGCATCGCGCCGACGTCGGCCGGCGTCAGCGTGACGTGACCCGAGACGTCCGGGTCCTTGCCGTTGACCTGCGTCACCGTGCCCAGACCAGCGCCGCCGAACTGCTCGGCGGGTACCTGGCCGTTGACGTCGAGCGGTCCGGCCGGTCCACCAGGCACGCCCACAGACGACGTCAAGACGTACGCAGACGCGGGTGTCGCGGGTGTGGTCGGCAGCACGTCGGCCAGGTCGAGGTCGTTGAGAGACGTGGGCAATGACAGCGAGCCCTTGAACTCCCACGCGGACAGCTCGATGTGAATGGCGTAGTTGAACGGGGGTGACCAGTCGGGATCATCGGTCACGGGCAGGTCTACTGACATCGCGCCGTCAACGTCGAGATCTACGGACGTGGCGAACGGCGTGATGAACAGGTTGTCTCCGGGCGACTGGATCACGGCAGCTCGGGTGAACGTGACCGTACCGGTCTCCGGCGTACCGTCGCCCTTCTCGGCCTGGAAGGTTACGGTCCTCAGCGACAGGCTGGCGGGCAACGGCATGGGGCCTCCTTAATCGAGCAGATGTCCTCCATATGGTATCTGGCCGTCCCATGCGGTGATGTCGCCGTGGCCGAGCAGCGAGACGATCACGGAGATGAGACCGGGCACGGTGCGCTCGATGTCGTACCCCGAGGGCTTGGCCGGCGTGTCGACATGTGAGTGCCAATAGCCGACCACCGAGTAGCCCAACCCCTCGGCCCGGTGATACGCCTGCATCAGGTCGTCGTCGTCGATGCGGAAGTGGTTGAGCGCGTCGGGGTGGACGTTCATCAGGTTGGAGATCCACGACACGCCTTGGTCGGGTCGAGCCATCAGCAGGCCGCACGCCTCAAACGGTCGGTGTGCCCGCGCCTCGTACAGCAGGCGCTTGGTGATGAACTCCCTCATGCCGATTCCTCCCGTAACGTCTTGGCGATGACAGCCGCCTGCACCATTTGATGCGCGTACCCCGCCATGCCGATGATCTCCCACGAGGCGAGCCCGTGAGACTGGCCCATGCTCATGGTCGTGCGGCCGTCTTCCTCCATGCACTCGACGACCAGCACCCATCGCACCGGCATCGACTTGTCATGCGCGTACATCACCTCCGAGAGAGCACTCTGGACCCGATCGGTCAGTTGCTCGCCCAGACTCATCTCCTCGGGATCGCCGGTCACCACGGCCACCAGACCACGAACCATAGAACACCGATCGTCCACCACATCCACATCGGGGCTTCATCAACTCCCCGCTTGATGGACGCGAACGCTCGCACGATCATTCCGCGTACCCACAGACGTCGCACACACCGTCGGGTCCGATGACGCCGGGACACCGGGCACGGCCGTCTGCGGACCACTCAGGGCACCGGTAGATGCCGTACCGGTACCACGCGACCAGTGCGCGCCACCACTTCACGACGACTCGCCCAGAACCATCACGTCGACCGGGCGACCGAAGTCCTTGGTCACCCGCACATCGGTGATTGGAACGTAGAGGCATGGCTCGTCATCGAAGAACGTGACCTCCATGTCGCCGTGCTCGGCCATGCGCGCGGCCAGCACCCCGATCAGCTCGGACGTCTTCACGCCATCACCAACGTGTCAGCGCCCGCGATGGCCGCCAGCTCCGCGTCGATCATCCGCTGGTGCAGCTCGGCGTCACGGATGTCGATGGCCTTGCACTCGTCCCGGAACCCCAGACCCCACGTCTCGGTCAGCGCGCGGATGACCCGCTGGCGCTCGGCCTCCAGGACGTCGTCCAGCCGACGGAAGTCGCGCTCGGTCTCGCGGTCCCACGCGGCCAGCTCCGCCGACCAACGCGCCGCCTCGATGTCGTCGGCCGACAGGCTCGCGTAGAAGTCGTCGATGTCGGGTGCGGCCACACCGATGGGCAGCAGCCTCCCCTCCGGCCCGTCCTTGATGTCGGCCAGCGTGTCAGCCCACGTCTCGTCAGCGCCGGTGTGCTCACCCACGATTATCTCCGCAATGTGCTGGGCGGTAGACACCGGATCACGTGATGGCAGTCGAGACGCAGGAGGCTCTTCGTCCGGGTGCACCTTGACCCACGTTCGCAACCGCATCTCCCGACGCGCCATCTCGGCCGGGCCATACAGCTCCGGGAACGGGTCCAGTGCGCGGTCAGGCGTGAACTCCGGCACTACCTCCGCATCAACGACGTCGAACATCTCCGGCAGGTCCCGGATCTTCATCTTCCGGATATCACCCATCGGCGACCGTCCAGTCCGGGGCGGATGGGTCACCTGGATGACGACCGGTCGCGGCTCGTCCTCGCGGAACTGCATCACCGATCCGGGCGACGTGTCCCACCGACCCTCGATCGCCGGCTGTCCGTCGTCCTTCAGGTAGTCGGTCTCAACGTCCCGTCCGGCCGTGCCCTGCTTCACGTGCCACTCACGCCACTGGGCCACACACGCCCCGCCGATGCAGACCGCGAGGACTCCGATAATCCACCACATGTCGTGCTCTCCTTCGATAGGCAACGTCCACCACGGTACGGATCAGACGCTAGCCGTGCCATGACAAAGGGCCGGTGCGTTATCTGACGCATCCGACCCGTCGTCAATCACGGACCGACGGCACGAATTACGACCGTCTTTAGAGGCCACTCAGTTCGTCGCAGAGACGCGTACCCCGCCGATCGTGGGTACGACCAACCATCACGCTTTCTCAGTGGCCTCTGCGGTCCACTGAACGTCACCGATCGCCGCCTCCAGCGCACCGGGCGCCGTGGGGTACGGCTCGCTCACCGTGTGCTTGATCTCACCATCGGCCGGATCGGTGTAGGTGCGCTGGGTGAAGAACCCGTCTCCACCCTCCCGGGGCAGAACCAGCACGCCGTCGTCACAGCCTTCGCCGTGGAACGACGCGTACTTCGGCTCCACCGACCCGAGCCTCCGATCGTTCACGTAGTCACCGATGTCGATGTTCTCCACGTCCATCCTCCTCGCCTCATGAGCCGACGTGTCCCGTCCGCTCGGTCCCTTGCATCTCTCGCCCGGCTGTCGACCACACTTCCGGCAACCGATCGCCATCACCTTCGGACTGTACGTGGTGAGGTTGAGCGTCGTCACCAGGTGTGCCTCCCGTCTCCGGACTGGTGCTTGATCGAAGGCCGGTGTCCGAACCCGATCGCGCAGAACACCGTCACTCCGCCGCGCAACTTCATCCGGTCGAGACAGCGCGGCCCAGCTCCGGCGTCTGTCGGCTTGGGCCTCTTGTACTCCCGACCCGGATGAGGTGAGGCACGGACTTGGCCCTTCAATCCGACACACGGAAGGCCAGTAGGCTGAGAACACTGACGGCAGATTTCCATTCGAAGCCAGGGACCTCTAACTCCGGCTTCAGACGTCGCAACCGCCGAGTTGCGTTCCATCATCCCTCCCCTTCGCAGACCACGTCACTCTTACATAGACCCCGTTGACCCGACGCTGAGCATTGTGTATGTCTTCGTCATGTCCGGCCAGTCGGTTGCACGTCGCGTTCACCCCGTCGGCAAACACACCGTCCGGAACCGGCTCGCCACAACGCGGCTTGTCTTCCCATTCATCTTCCTTCGCCATGGCCCTCATCATCCCCACTGAGTATCAGCCTCACAACCCCACCGTTTCGGGGTCGGGAATGGAAGTGTCAGCATGGGGTGTTTTTAACAAAACATACCCCCATGCGCTGACACTTTTCCCTTTCACGGGGCGCTCCATTCTTCAGCACCTACTGACACTTTGCTGACACTTTGCTGACACTTTGCTGACACTGTCGCTACGTACGCCGCATGTCGACCAATCGGGGTGTCGCACCTCCTCCTCCGCCGTCTTTCCCCTTCGCCGAAACCGCAGGCGAATACGATGCGGAACTGCCACGCGCACCCCCGCGTTTCACCGTCACAAGGCCGCCTTCGACCGCATCGTCGATCCATTCCTTAGCGGTTCGCTGGCCCGCGCCGCATCGTTCAGACAACACCTTGAACAACGCCCGCTGGTTGATTCCGGGGTGATCCACGACCGCCGTGAGCACACCCTGGACGCCCCTGGATTCACGCGCCTCACTCTTGCTCTCGGCCCCGAGGCGACATCCTTTCGTGTCCTCGTTGTATACCAGCGACACCGTGTCCAGCGCCACGCCGCGACCGTCCACGCGCAAGAACCGCAGAGCGCCACTGCCCACGCCGTCCTTGGTCATGATCCAGCGCGCGTCGGCCCAGTCGTCGATGACCGTGGCGCCTCGGGCGCGTTCCTTGCCCTCTTCCATCTCTGTCCGTCCGGTGTGGGCGATGACGAAACACACGTCGACATCGGCCTCTACCTTGATCTGGTCGATGGCCATCAGGACGCGCAGTACTTCGTCATTGTCCTTCTCGGCCACACCTGCCATCTGGAGGAGACGAGCCAGTGAGTCAACCATCCACACCTGCACTCCCCGCGACTTCAGCCACTCGACCGCCCACGCCTTTCCCAGAGCCGTGGTGATGTTCACAGAGTAGCCGCGCAGGTTGGCCACGTGCAGGCGCTCGGGGTGGCGCAGACCCATCGGTCGGACGTAGTCGTCTAGCAGCTCGGCATCCTCCACTTCGCAGTTCCAGTGGCCGACGATACGTCCTTCGACGGGGACCGCCTTTTCCTCATCGCCTGCGAACGGCTCGGCGTCACACAACGCCTTGGCCACGGTGGCGAGCATGAACGCCGTCTTTCCTGTCTTGTACTCGGCCGTCACCAGGACGTTGTGCTTAGCGCCGGCTAGGCCGTGGATGAGGTACGGCCTCGCCGTCGGTGGTGTGGTCAGCGCATCGGCCACACACCACGACACCTCGTCAGGCGGTGCGCTGAAACGAGCCGCAGCCTCATACGCGTCGGCCTCGCGGGTGGCCTCGCGTGATGCCAGGATGCGCCGCACAAGCGGATTGGTCGGGCCGTACGCGGCGATCTCCTCATCGCTGAGTTCTTCGAACGCCGAGCCGTCGTCTGATCCCCGCTCGACCGCCTTCTCTAGCTTGGCCTTGGTCTGGTCGTGGTTGGCGATACGCCGGGCGACGTCCGCGTGGACGGAGTACCCGCGTTCCTCATCCTCTTTCTCGCGACCGGGAGTGAAGTCGTCCATCAGGGTGTGGATCTGATCGGACGTGAGACCCGCCTTGACGAGGTCGCCTGTCACCGCCCACACCGCCTCGTGGCGTGAGCCGAAACGACCTTCCGCCTCATCGGTGTCGATGGCGGCGAGACGCTGCCACTTGCGGGGTACCCCGCTCGTATCTACCCGTTCCCACCCGTCGTCTGAGTCGGTGGCCTTCTTCACCGTGACGTCACGGAACTGCTTGACCGTGGCCAGCGCCTCGGGGCGCACGCGCTTGCCGTGGCCGCCGACCACACCCACGGGCGTGCCGTCGTTGCCCTCCTTCCAGTTGCGCGAGCCAGGCAACCGGAGGAGCGAGTTGTCCGCCTGCTTGTGGTCGGCGTAGAGGTAGTCGCGCAATCCGGTGTTCAGGCGCAGGTGCTCGTCCGCATCCACACCGCGCGTGAGCTTGACGTAGACGTGACGGTTGTCGCCGCTGCCTGAGGCTATGACGACGGTGCCGATCTTCGCGATGCGCGCGGCTACCTCGGCCCGGATGTTGCGGTCGGTGATCTTCGCCCAGTCGACGTCGGCCCACAACCACTCGCACCCGTCGGGGGGCATGTCGGCCTTCTTGCGGCCCTCAGAGCCACGCAGAGACGGGCACACGAACACATTGGCGTCGTCGTGCACCCGTGCCCATCCGACGAGCGAGGCACGCGCTGAAGGCCACTTGAACGCCTTCTCTTGCCAGCTCGCATCCTGGTCCTTGTACGCCACGGCGACCCAGCCGCGACGGGTGCCGAACATGTGGTCTAGGTAGGTGTCCCGGTCAGACACGAGCAGCCGCCTGGCGGCGCTTGATGTCTTCGCGGACGTAACGGCGGAGGAGAACTGACGGCGAGTGGCCGGCGGCTTTGACCAGGCGTCGCCACTCGTGGAACTCCACGAGGTCTGCGGTTATGGTTACGCTGCCCAGAGTTTCTCCAGGCAGGGCGGGGTTTCGTTTCGGCATACCCGCTATCATGCCACGTGTTATGACTCCTCCGCCCCGGTCGGTATGATCGGTCATCGAAGCAACCCGAGGAGGATTCCAACCATGGCCCGATTGGCCTCACCGCCTACGATGGCGGAACTGCTCGACATACCCGTCTTCCGCGAGTACATGGAGACGCACCCCACGAGCCGCAACCCCGGCCTGATGCGTGAAGGCGCATGGTGGGTGTGGGCACGCATGAGCGACGGTACTTGGAAGCGCGGGACGTTCGACGACTACGGGCGAGCGTGGGACGTCGCCCAGCGGTACCTGATCCGGCCCGATGTCGCAGACGTTGCCGTGGTGAGCAAGCGCGTGCTGTTCGCTCCCCCCGGCGAGTGGCGCAAGTTCCGCACGAAGACCAACCCCCCGACCATCGTCGAGCGTTGGGTACCGACTTATGCCTGTCCGCCCGGCCTCACGTGGTGCGCGCGTTGCCGGCGTCCGTCGATATTCCGCAACTGGTCGGCCACGCACCACGCGTTGCGCCTCCAGCCCACGCTCGCCACAGACGAGCCGTTCCGGTGCTACTACTGCGGCATCCGCCGCGCCGGACTCCCGCGCGACCCGAACCTATTGGAGGACTGATGACCGTCCGACTCGCATCATGCGGGGCCACTGTAGTCCACCCGCCCCACGTGTGGGATGAGCCGCCGTTCCTCGGGAGCAAGCAGTGTATCGGCGTGAATGCCCGTGCCATCCAGATCTTGGCCAAAGACGTATCACCGGAGGTGCTCGCGTTGCTGACCAACGTCCCCTTCTGCCCGTTCACTGAGGACGGTGAGTGCATCGGCGGATGTCCCGACGCGCAGAACCGCGCGTGCGTCAACGGAGAGGATGATGACGCGTGACGCTCATGCAGGCCATCATCAAAGTGGTGCCGGTCGAGCCCGGTCCGCCGCACCCACGCCTGTGGCACGCGTTGGAATGCCGGATCTGCGCGTACCCGTGGGTTCTGACCGTAGCCACCGGATTCCGCAGTGAGATGAACGACGCGGCTCAGCGCCACTTCAACCACCCAGCGCACATGTTGTCTGAGGCGCGCATGCTCGACCGAGAGAAGATGCGCGTATACAACTGCGTCCCGGCTGATGCCGGTGAACCGGCCATCTACGAAGTGTGGTGTGGTCGGTGTCGTTCGGCCGTGGCGCACTGGACCGATCACGCCCAGGCAATGTTATCTGCCTACACTCACGCCGGGCTGTCCCATGTCGGCGGCTGACTGGGTGCGCGGCCTCGGATACTTCGGTGTGGTCGTCGCCGTAACGTATGGAGGTATATACGTTGTCGCCACAGTCGCCGGCTGGTTCCTCGCTTAAGACGTGGTACGACGTGATCGTGTGGTGCCTCGACCAGTTCCCCCGGTCCACACCCGAGCACCACGAGCTGATGTCATACGTCTTCCACCGACTGTCCATCCGGTACGCCATGAATGCGGAGGCCATGCGCCGTGAAGTACGTCTTCCGAACCAAGCCCTACGCGCACCAGCGGGAGGGAGTCAGGTTCGTCCTCCGGCAGTGGTCCGACGGACTCGGCGCGGCCCTCTTATTTGAGCCGCGCACGGGGAAGACCAAGACGGCTATTGACGCCATGTGCGCGGGGCATATGAAGTTCGGCATCCGGAAGGTTGTCATCATCGCGCCGAATCGTGTCCTGGGCACGTGGCTGGCCGAGATCGCCGCCCACACACCGCTGACCGTTCAGACGATCGTGTGGGACGCACGAGCACGCAAGAAGCCGATCCCTCGCCACGATCCCGGGTACGACATCCAGGTGCTCATTACCAACTACGAGGCGTTCGGCACGCAGGGCCGCCGCATACCCTCGGGCCGGTCGCGCGCCTCGGGTAGGTTCAAGCACCGGACGATTCTGAAGAAGTGGTTGGGTGACGACACGTCGCTCATTGTCTGCGACGAGTCGCACCGGCTGAAGAACCCGTCGGCCAAGTCGGCCAACATGATCGTAGGCATGCGGCCGCTGTTCACCCATCACCTGATCCTGACCGGGACGCCGATCACCAAGGCCAAGCGGGCGGCCGACATCTACATGCAATGGCGCCTCATCAACCCCGACCGGTTCGCCCGATGGGGCATGACCTACGAGGCGTTCCGCGACCACACGGGGGTGTGGACGAGTCACGACGGCATCGAGCTGTGGAGGCGTCCGAAGGAAAGCGGTATGCGCGACCTCCAGCGCGGTATCCACCGGGACGGCATGGTGGTGCACCGGGAGGAGTGCATGGACTTGCCCGATCGCCTCCCCGACCGCATCGTCAGCGTGCCGCTGTCTCGCACGACAGCGCGGTACTACGACGAGATGGCCGAGCAGTTCGTCACCCAGATAGAGACGGGCGAGATCGCGGAGGCGTCTATCCCCCTCGTGGTCACCCTCCGTCTATTGCAGATCACCGGCGGATACGTCGGCATCCGCGAGCCACACCCCGACGACCCGGACCGCATGGTCTCCCGCTCAGTGCGCGTCGGCACAGAGAAGCTCGCCGCGCTCAAGACGATCCTGATCGAGGACACGATAGAACGCGAAGAGAAGGTGGTGATCTGCGCTCGGTTCAAGGCCGAGCTTGACGCCGTTCAGAAGCTCTGTGACGCGTTAGGCCTACGGCACTGGTCCATCCGTGGGGGTGTGCACCGTGTGGTCACTGACGCGTCTCTGAAGGCCTTCAAACGGCATGACGGTGCGGGGGTCATGGTGGTCCAACCCTCGGCCGGCGGTGTGGGCATCGACATGAGCACCGCATCGGAGATGATCTGGTTCAGTCTGATCTCATCGTGGGTGGACTACACGCAGATGTGTGACCGCATCGCCCTGTCACCCCGAGGCACGCGGTACACATACCTCATGGCTCCCAACACCATCGACCACCTGATCTACGACACGCTATGCATGGACGGCGACGTCACCTCGGCCATCCTCCGGCGACCCGCTTCACTCCTGCGTACGTCGTTGCGCCGCTGATCCACACCGACATAGGGTAGGACGCATGACCATAAAGCATATCGTGGTGGAAGGCCCCGACGGGGCCGGTAAGACCACGTTCATCAATGAGCTCTTGAAGCGGATGCCTGAGGCGTGGGACCTGCACCCGCGTTTCAGCCACAGCATCGACGGACCGCACGCCAACCTGGCGCAACTCGTGCGCGATGACATGACGGAGGTGGCCTTCAAGATCAAGCCGTGGATCTACGACCGTCACCCGCTCGTCAGCGAGTACATCTACGGCCCGGCGTGCCGTGGCAAGCTCGCCCCGGGCTTCGAGCACAACGGCTGGCGCGGTCTGATGACGGACCGGCTCACCGATCACGCGGTACTGGTGGTCTGTCTTCCGCCGTGGCACGTCGTCAACGCCAACATGATGGCCGGGGAGCACATGGCCGGCGTGACCGACAACGCGGTCCGCATCTACAACGACTACCTCCGTGTCATGGTGGACTGGCCCGGCGTGGTCATCCCCTACGACTACACCATCCGTAAGTTCAGCGCCGTGTACGAGACGCTTCGAAAGGTGGCCTGCTGATGAGGACCGAAACCCGCACACTGTCCGGTCTCGGCCGGATGTTCCGTCAGCAGCGTGAGTTGCAGATGGCCCTGCACGACGGCACGGACCCGGCCGACTTCACCACACCCCAGATGATGGAGTACCTCCGGGAGCAGGCGCTCGCCCTCATCAACGAGGTGAACGAGGCCTTGGCCGAAGTGGGCTGGAAGTCATGGGCGACGTCCACACACATCAACCGTGAGGCGTTCGTGTCCGAGTTGCGCGACACGTGGCAGCACCTCATGAACCTCATGCTGCTGGTCGGCGTCACACCCGGTGAGCTGGTCAAGCTGACCACCGCCAAGCAGAAGGTCAACTTCGACCGCATCGCCCACGGCTACGACGGCGTGACGACCAAGTGCCCCCAATGCCACCGTGCCTACGACGACGCGGCGGTGCACTGCACGCCGGCCGAGCCGTTCGGTCCCGGGGGGGCTGACGAGCTTCGCTCGTGGTGCGAGGTATCAGCGAAGTACCGCCACACCCACCCCATCGTCGACCCGGTGAACGGCCACGGCACGATCGCCGGGTACAAGCTCGCGTCTGACTGCCCCGGCACGCCGCACCGTGGCCACACCGAGGCCAATACGCCGTGCCCGCTCGACCAGTATGGACAGCGGATAGTCCCGTCACCCGTTCCCGTTCCCCCCGCGACCGATGAGCTGCGCCTGTGGACGTGCGGTAACTGCGGAGTACCCGGCATGACGCAGGCCGAACACTCGGCGCACCTCCGGTCCGCCGATCACAAGCGCGTGACGGACACCCGGTGATCCACGCCTACCGATACGCCAACCCGCTGGCCGCGCATGATGGCATGTGCGAGCAGCTCGTCTACGGCGACACGCCCGGACGCGACTACGACTGGACACGGGGGACGGAGCTTGGCCTGCACAACGTGTCGATCTTCTGCGACTCGATCGACTTCGAGTTCGACCTCAAGCGGTTGTGGATTCCGCCGTCACGCTGGAAGATGATGATCCGTCAGTACATCGACCCGGTCTGGCTCGACGACTGCCTGGACAAGATCGAAGAACGGATGGCCGGACCGAACTACGGCACCAAGTCCAAAGGCACGGGCATCGCCATCCTGCGCGCGGGCGAGCACCAGATCACCGATGCCGAGCTGTTCGCCGGGCTAGACGACGACCTGGACGGCATCGAGTACTTCAAGACTCGCATGGTGCAGGGCAAGGGAGTCGGTCGATCGGTACGCCGGCGCTGGGGTTCGTGCATGTTGAACCTCTCATTCCGCAAGCTCCCCGTGCCGACGGTGTCCCTGCACAGCCGCACCACGTACTTCGGGTACCTCGCCATCCTGGACATGGCCGTGGCCCGGTCATTCGCCTACGAGGCTTCGCAGATCACCGGCATCCCCATCGGAGATATCCGGTTCGTGTGGACGATCGACCTGGCGCAGTTCCATGGGTTCCGGTCGTTGGCCTGGGCTCTCGGTGACCCGGACATCCACGCCGACCTGCTGTCCGAGTACGGCAACCGGTTCGACTGGGCACCGGGCATCAAGGCCGGCAACCAGCTCGGTTACCGCAAGTGTCTCGACGGGCTGGCCCGCATCAAGAAGTCCGATGACGCGGGCACGTTGTACGGCGACGAGTCGTTCTCATCCTTCGCGCGCATCCGTCGGCGGTATCACGTGGAGATCCTCGGGTCGAAGTACTCGGACCAGTTCAAGGGCGGTACCCGCAACGGCACGGGTAAGGGCGCGTTCCCGCCGCTGCCCTCCACATGGGTGTCGTCGCTGGACTTCTCGGCCCTCGGTTCGGGCGGAGGTGTGGTCGACGATGACGACGACGACGAAGACGAATGAAGATCTGGTCGTCCAGTTCGCCGCGTTCAAGGAATCCATCATCCGATCTATGGGGGTGGCCGAGCAGCAGCTCCGAGACGGAGATTACGAGGGGTGCCAGACCACGCTCGCGCGCATCGCGCTGGCTCATGCCCGGTCGTCGATGACCCTCCGCAGTGTGTGTATCCGACGCAAGCTCATGAAGGGCGACGAGTGATGTTGCTACGGCACGGTGTGTCACAGATGCAGTGGAACGAAACCAACTACGGCCAGCTCATCGATAGTCTCATCTTCACGCCGGCCATTATGACCGACACGTGGCAGGCCATGAACGTGCGCGGGTCGAAGCTCCACGCGATGCATGAGATGGAAGACATGACGATCGTCGTTCCACATCCCGCAACGTGGGACGGCCCGATGTTCATGGCGCCTGACCTCCCGTGGGCATCCGACCACTTCAATGAGCGCGTGTCGGGTATCCCGTACAACCCCCCGCCCAGCGCCGCCAGATGGCCGCACGCGGTCCGAGGCAACGCCGACCACACCACGGGCACCGAGTATGACCACACCTACCCCGAGCGGTTCTGGCCGCGTCACGCGGGCAACCGGTATCCGGTGACGTACAACGCGGGGAAGAACACGCCGCATCACGGTATCCGGTTCGACTACGGGGACCTGTCGGACGTCGTCGCCCTGCTCGTCCGCGACCGAGGCACGCGCCAGGCATACCTCCCGGTGTGGTTCCCCGAGGACACCGGGGCCGAGCGTGACGGGAAGCCCATCCGCGTGCCGTGCACGCTCGGGTACCACTTTATGATCCGGAACGGTGAGCTCTCGTGCCGGTATTACCTGCGGTCATGCGATGTGTACCGCCACCTCAACAACGACATCTATATGGCCTCGCGCCTGATGGGGTGGGTGGCCGACGCGGTGAACCACTACACTGCCCTGGACTTCGACGAGGACCACGCCGAGCACAACGGGAACACGTGCCCGCCTGACGTGACGGTCGGCCGCCTGCTGATCCACGTGGCGTCTCTCCACTTGTTCGTGGCCGACGTGCCCAAGCTCAAGGAGCGCATGTCGTGACGCGCATCAGTCGAGACACGATGCTGATGGAGATCGCAGGCATCATGGCCCAGAGGTCGACGTGCTCGCGCGGTTCCGTCGGCGCGGTGTTGTCGCTCGCCGGACGCATCCTCACCACCGGCTACAACGGCACGCCGGCCGGCATGCCGCACTGCGACCACACCTGCCGGTGTACGGCCAGCAAGACAACCAGTCGGTTCATCCCCCCGGCCATGTTGCAGTGGGGTCACGAGCAGACATGTGCGGCGGTTGGTGGGTGTAAGCTGGCCGTCCACGCGGAGGCCAACGCCGTGGCGTACGCGGCGCGTCACGGTGTCTCGGTCGAAGGGTGTGAGGCGTACGTGACGATGTCGCCGTGCGTGCCGTGCGCGCAACTCCTCATCAACGCGGGTGTCGTGCGCGTGGTGTACGACCGGGCGTACCGGGACCTCAGCTCAGTCCTTCTACTCGACGCGGCTGGCGTAGACGTGGTGAAGTACGGGTCATGAACCGTGGCCTAGCACTCGCCGTGCGCAACGCCGACTGCACCAAATGCAAGCTCCACGCCGATGCCGAGCAGGTGTGTGTGGTCGCATCCGGCAATCGGTCGCGCATCATGATCGTGACCAAGACGCCGCTGTCCGCCGCGTCGAAGATGCGCGCCGAGCTGGTGTCGTACTTCGCAGAGGTCGGCCTCGACGCAGAGACGTTCATGTGGGCGGCTGCGGTCAAGTGCAACACGTGGAGTGCCGAGCCGTCGAAGGGTGACCAGAAGGCATGCGCGCCATACCTTCGCGATGAGTTCCGTATCGTCGACCCGGACTACGTCATCACGTTCGGCGCTGAGGCGTGGTTCGCCGCGTCCGGCCACGCCGACATCACGAAGAACCGGGGCCGACTGTTCGACGTGTCCGAGGGCAACGGGCAGATCTTCCCGACGATCAGTCCAGCGGCGGTCGCCCGGTCGCCGGGGTTGCGCACGGGGTTCATTGCCGACCTGCACTACTTCGCTCGGCTGGTGCGCGGCGAGTCCACCGACGGTATCCCGTTCCATACCAACGCGGGGCACGTCACCACCGTAGGCACAAAGGCGGCCCTCAGAGACGCGCTGACGGCCATACGGGGCGCGGTGGTCAGTGCGTACGACATCGAAACCAACGGCGGCTCTGAGTTCGACTCAGACGCCCGCATGGTGTCGATCGCGGTCACGACGGCCGGCGCTGACGGCATGGCCTCGGCACACACGTGGGAGATCCCCCTGTGGCATCCGGAGTCACCATTCAATGAGCCGGTAATGCACGGCAGCACAGCTCGGTGGTTGACCGTGGTGCGGATGGTGACCGAGGCGCTGCTTGAGTGCCCTCGCCTGGTCGCGCACAATGCGAAGTTCGATACCAAGTGGTTGCGGCGGTTCGGCCAGTCCCCGTGTGCGACTCGTCTGCTCACGCCGACGTTCGACACCATCGTGGCGGCGGCCGTGCTCGATGAGAACAGGCCCAAGGCGTTGAAGGGATTGGCGCAGTCCATCCTCGGGGCAGACCCGTGGGGCATCGACGTGCACTCGTCTGATTGGTACCTGCGCATTCCGTTGGCCGACATCCTCACCTACAACGGCCTCGACACGTGGCACGACCTGCGTCTGTACTACGTGTTCAAGGAACAGCTCATGGCCGACAAACGGCTGGCCGCGTTGTTCACCCACCTGATGATGCCGCTGGTTCAGGAGTTGATAGCGGTCGAGCAGCGCGGGGTGTACGTCGACCGCGACACGCTGGTGACCAACTGGAACACCGTCCGGGGCAAGCTCGAAGTGTTGGAACGAGAGCTGCTGACGTTCGTGCCCGCAGACCACCCGTTCAAGGTGTACGTGAAGCGAACGGGCGAGCTGAAGTCCGAGGGCATCAACTGGAACCCATCGAACTTCTTGCGGTGGCTGCTGTTCGACCACCTGGGTTTGCCCGTCATCAAGCGGGGCAAGCGAAAGGACGACGGCTCGCCGGGTGACCCGTCGGTGGACACCGACACTCTGTCCGTGTTGGCCGAGATCGGCCACCCGATCGCCGGGCTGCTGTACCAACGATCCGAGTGGAACAAGTACGACACGGCTTTCTTCGGTCCGTGGTCCGAACAGCTCGACGACAACTCACGGATTCACTCGGTGTTCAAGCCGTGGGGCACGGTCACCGGTCGCATGTCGTCCGGCAAGGAAGACGCCGAGAAGGTGGCCGCCACGAAGCAGAACCGTGGCGTCAACATGCAGCAGGTCCCGCGTAATAAGCTCGCCCGTGGGGTGTTCGGCGCGGCGCCTGGTCACGTGTTCGTCGAGTTCGACTACTCGCAGGTTGAGCTCCGTGTGGCCGCGTGGCTCGCGGACGAGCGCCGGATGCTCCACCTGTACCAGACCGGGCAAGACATCCACATGGCCATGGCGATGCGCATGACCGGCAAGCCCGCCGCGCACGTGACCGCAGAGGAACGCAAGCGGGCCAAGGCGGTGAACTTCGGATTCCTATACGGCATGGGATGGGCGAAGTTCATCAGTACCGCGTGGTCGAACTACGGCGTGCACGTGACCGAGGGGGAGGCGCGTGCGTTCCGGAAGACGTTCTTCGACGAGTTCCCCGGACTGATGCCGTGGCACAACAAGCAGCGCCGGCTCGCGTACAAGTACGGCCGGGTGCAGACGCCCATGGGTCGAGTCCGTAACCTGCCGGACATCCGGTCGGAAGATGACGGCGTGCGGTCGGAAGCCGAGCGTCAGGCCATCAACTCGCCGGTTCAGGGGTTCGCCTCGGACATGGCGTCGTTGTCCCTGGTCCACACCTCCCGGGCGTTCCGCAAGCTCGGACTGCGCGCGTACCCGATCGCGGCGGTGCACGACGCGGTGAACTTCGAGATACACCGCGACGACGCAACCGCCGCGTTGCCAATCATCAAGCAGGTGATGGAGAATCTGCCCCTGCAACGGATGTTCGGCATTAACCTCACGGTACCCGTGATCGCTGATTGCAAGCTGGGGATGCATTGGGGTGGCGCGACTCCGCTAGACGACGTGACAATGCTGCAACGGCCGGACGAGCTGGCCGAGTGGATTGAGAAGGTGGTGTCATGAAGACCGAAGATCCGCCGCTGGTTCTGGTGGCGTGCGCGCTGCTGTGGATCGGCATGGCGCTCGACCACTACCTGCCCGCGTTCTGGGTCACCGTGGCGATGACGTGCATAGCCGTAGTGGCCTTGCCGCTGCTCGTGGTGTGGAAGGTGCGTCGTGCGCGTTCGGTTGCGCGTTAGCGCCGGTCCGCTCGTAGTCACGTCTGGCCGGCGTCGCCGTGGATCGTCGGTGGGTGTCGGTACCGTGTTCGTCGTGGTGGTCGTGCTCGGCGCGGCCATCAAACTCGTGGAATGGATCTTCTGATGACCGACCTTGAACTGATCGCCCGGATGGGCACTGACGCCCAGGTGTGGGCGGACGAGTTCTGCCGTGTGCACCGCATCGCACCGGGTGAGATCGTGATGCCGGCGGCTGACCTTAAGGCGACTGTCCTGACGTGGTTCGCCAACGCCATCGAAGCGGGCCGTGACGCAGCCGCCCACATCATCGCAGACGCGCTGGTCGAGGGTATCTCGCCCATCGACCCGGAGGGAGTGTCCGGTGAGCTGGTGGACGGTCTGACGGCCCTCGCTAGTGCTCACGGCGGATACCTCACCGTCGCCTGCGTGGCGCTGGCTATGTCCGACATCGAGCACGTCTGATGGACCTCCCCGACGGAGTAACCCCCCAACAATGGCTCGACGCACTCACACGCGGCGTGCGCGAAGGAACGACTGACGCATGGAACAAAGCCTTTGAGGATCAACCATTAGAGACCTATCGATCAGCTGGAAACCTGATTGCCGATGCAATCGCAGACGGAACACGCGAGGCTTTCAATGGTAGGCCGTGACCGGAGGGCCGAGCAACTGGCGTCAGTGGGTGTGACCACACCCGCGCTGTACGTCGATGCGGCTGGCCGGCAGATCACCACGCACAGCATGCTCAAGTCGTTCGGTCGGTGCCCGAAGCAGGCGCAGTACAAGTACGCCGAGCGGCTCAAGCCCCGCAAAGTGTCGGCGCGTGCGCTGCCCCTCAAACGCGGGACGTGGTTCCACCGGCTCCTGGAGTTGTACTACCGGGGCGAGGACTGGCGGGCCGAGCACGAGATCCTGACCAAGCAGTTCGGGGGACTGTTCGACGAGGAGAAGGACGCGCTGGGCGACCTGCCCGACGAGTGCATGCGTCTGATGCGCTCGTACCTGTGGCACTACGGGGCCGACAAGTCCGACCCCATGCACGGGTGGAAGGTGCACGATACGGAGATCACGCTGGAGTGTCCGTGGCCCGACGGCGAGGGCATCTACCGGTGTCGGCTCGACATCCTCGCGGAGGATGAGTACGGCTTGTTCGTCGGTGACCACAAGACTCACAAGACATTGCCGAACAGCACCACGCGACTGCTCGACGCGGCATCCGCCCTCTACATCTGGTGCGCTCGTGAGAACGGCCTGGACGTGACGCGGTTCATGTGGAACTACGTCCGCACCAAAGCACCCACCGTGCCCCGCCTGGTGTACGTCGGCACCAAGCGGGAAGGGTTGTCCAGCAAGGCAATCGACACAGACTACCCGACGATGGCGCGCGAGATCAAACGGCTCGGTATTCAGGGCACCGACAAGTGGGACCGAGCACAACTGCGCGCATTGAAGGCGCAACGCTGGACACCCGGCATGGTGCAGACGTCACCGTTCTTCCGACGCGCCGAGTTGGAGAAGGATGAAGACATGATCGCGCGTGTGGTCGCGGCAGCCATGCATACCCGTGACCGCATGCACGCGTACGACTTCGACGCCACAGACGCCGTTGAGAGGGTGCCGGACCGGTCGTGCGATTGGATGTGCGACTACACCGAACTGTGCACCGTCGAGCTGTTCACGGGCGAGGCCGGACGGTTGCGCCGACAGAACTTCCGCGTTGGCGACCCGCTCGACTACTACCAGGACCAGCCCGACCCCACCAAGGATTGACGGAGCCGTGGCTCACGGCGACGATGTAACCCCGGAAGGAGGAACGGATGAAGATATACCGATGGTGGAAGTATCGGACTCACCAGTGGTGGCACGACAAGCTGCCACTGTGGATCGCCTACCGCATGCCGCGTCGCCTCGTCATGTGGTGCGCAGTCCGCGTCGGCGCGAACGCCACGACGGGCGAGCACCGCAACCAGGTGGTTCCTGACCTGACGTTCATGGACGCCCTGAAGCGATGGGGTGGCGAGACCGGTGCCGTATGAGATCAAGAAGTGCCGGGTCAAGTACGTCGAGCACGATCCCCACCCGTGGGGTGACCCAGTGAAGGGAGCCGTCATCCTGCAGTACCAACTGCACTGCCCCGGTGTCGACCTCGACGCCCTGGGACTCGCCAACACCGTGGCCGGACTCCCGATCACGCCGCCGCAGGGCGACTAATGGCTGACTGGTCGGGCGAGGAAGTAGCCGCCGGTTTGCAGAAGTGGTTGAAGGTGCGCCGCAATGTGCACCCGAAAGGCTCGCCAGAGTGGATCGCCGTTGACGCGTTGCTGGACGAGGCACGCGACGACGCGGCCCAGGGTTGGCAGCCGTGGCAGAAGTATGGAGAGGCGGAGGATTGATGGCTAAGGATTACGCGGCCATCGCCAAGCGTCGCATCTCCACACCCACCCGGCGCGAGCGGTCACCCCGCATCTTCGTGTACGGGCGCAACAAGAAAGGCAAGACGAGGTTCTGCACCACGGCCCCGGACGTCCTGATCCTGGACCCCGAGGACGGTACGGAGAAGGAGAAGAAGCGCGACCCGGACACGTGGCCGGTGGATGCGTGGGAGGATCTCGTGGACGCGGCTGGGTTCCTCAAGTCGCGAGCCAACAAGTCGCCCATCACCGGCCGTCCGTACCGGTGGGTGGCGTGGGACGGCTGCACGCGCATCGGTCAGATCGCAGTGAACTTCATTCGATCGCAAGAGGCCGTGCGTGACCTGTCGCGCAAGCCGACTGACGTGAAGATCCAGGACTACGGCCGAGCCAACAAGATGATTGAGGAAGCGGTGCACCAGTTCCACGCGCTGCGCGACATCGGCATCATCTTCACGGCTCAAGAACGCATGATCGAAATCGCCAACATGGAAGACATGGACGGCGACGACGACGCGAGCCCAGCCGGCTACATGTACGTGCCCGACCTGTCGAAGGGTGCCCGAGCACCGTTCAACCAGGTGTGCGACGTCATCGGCCGGATGTACGTGGTCCGAGGCGACTTCGTCACCACACGCCACGTCCGCACCCGGTCCGGTGTGGTCGAGCGCGAGGTATCCACCACGACGCAGCGGCGCCTGTGGGTCGGTCCTCATGAGATGTACGACACGGGGTTTCGGTCGGACTACGTCCTGCCGGACTTCATCGGAAACCCGACCGTTACCTCCCTGGTGACGGCTATCCAAACCGGAAAGGTGTGACCCGGCATGACGGCCACCAAGCGCAAGGTTGACTTCAGCAACGTCAAGGAAGAGGGGGCGAACTTCCGGCCTCGGCACAAGCCCGAGGGCGACTACACCGCCACCATCGTGAACGTGGACGACCACACCTCCAACAACGGCGGGGAGATGTGGCTGTTCACGGTCAAGGTGGACGGCGACGAGCGTTCGTCGTACCCGGTGTACGCCGGCCAGGACGAGAAGAACGCCTGGAAGATCCGCAAGATGTTCATCGCGGCGGGCATCCCCGTGCCGAAGAAGCTCGTCATGGTCGACCCGAACAAGCTCGTGGGCAAGACCGTCGGGGTGTTCCTCGAAGACGACGAGTACGAGGGCCGCATGCGGTCGAAGGTCCAGGACTTCATGCCGGTCGACGACGTCCAGGGCGGTGACGAGGACGACGAGGAGGAGGTGTACGAGAAGCCCGCCAAGAAGGCCACCACCAAGAAGAAGCCCGCGCCCGTCGAGGACGACGACGATGAGGACGACGAGGAAGACGAGCCGGCCCCCCCGAAGAAGGTCGCGCGCCGCAAGCCCGCCCCGGTCGTGGAGGAGGACGAGGACGAAGACGAGGACGAGCCGCCTGTCAAGAAGCCCGTCAAGAAGGTCGCCAAGCGTCGCCCCGAGCCGGAGGACGATGAGGACGACGACGAGGAGGACGAGCCCCCGGTCAAGAAGGCCGCCGCGAAGAAGCGCCGGCGTCCGGCCGACGACGAGGACGACGACCTGGACCTGGACGACCTGTAGCGGTCGTTTGACGGTAGCCGGTTAGTACGCCACCATTGGTGTGTCGGTGGTCGTTCCGATGCCTCTACCGTCGCCGGGATTGGCCCGGTGCAACGTGGAACGTGGGTGGATCCTCCTCGGGATTGTGTCGCCTTCCGCGTCTGCACCGGGCCTCCGTAGTAGATGGAGCAGCACATGACCACACAACCCGAGTCCCGACTATCTCGCCAGATCATGGATGCCCTGCGCGCACGAGGCGCGTTCGTGTGGAAGAACCACGGCGGACCGACCATGATGGCTGGCCTCCCCGACATCGCCGGGTGTTACCTGGGCATGTTCATCAGCATCGAGACCAAGATGCCCGGGGGTGGCCAGCCGACCGCCGTTCAACGCCTGCGCGCCGAGCAGATCCGAGCCGCTGGCGGGGCCATCCTGTCGCCGTGCCGTAGCGTGGCTGAGGCGGTCGCATGGCTCGGCACCCTGACACCACCCCCGGTCCACCCCGAAAACGTCTCTGTGGCCATCTCAGCCGCCTGCACGTGCCCTCCGGGGTGGCATGACGGGGGATCGTGTTACGACTCGGCGGCCGTCAGATGATGAACGCAGACGACATCCGCCGGATCACCATGTTCGCTCACGTCATCAACAAGCTGGCCACGGCCAAGAAGGAACGGGCCGGCGTGGACCTGA